TTTTCTTCCCCGTACGCCTTCTGGAACATGGCCTGAATTCGGTCATGGACATAATTCCCATTGTCCATGTTGAGGGCTCCGGTGGCGTCCGTATTCTCTATGTAATCGGCCCCATCAAACGCCATATGCCAGTAGCGGGCACACGTACCATGACCATATCCGACAGCGCTCGGGCTAAAGGATTTCTTGGTCTTGAATTTGGGCTCGTTGTCACCAACTATAGTCTTCTCAATCTTCTCTGCAATGGCATGTGCGTCTAGGACGCCGGGGGCGGAAGGCCTAGTTAGGTTTGCTTTTCTGGTAAAATACATACTCACTTCACAAAATATTTAAGGGCGCTGACCAGTTTGTCGATCTCTTCTGCAATCGTGTAGTAGAGATTCTTCCGGTGGGCATTCGCCTGTACTTCCTCTTTAGTATTACCCTTATTTATTGTCTGGTAAACCTTGGCTTTGATCGAGCACTGGGCGGCGATTGCCTGCAACTTCACCACAAGATTGGGAACCTTGTAGATCGGTACGTCTGGATTCGCTATCAGTCTTATTATATCAGATAGTGCCTCATCGAGCACCTCGTCCTGCATAAACTCATGAAGATCATTTAGTTCTGTTACCGTACTAATGAGTTCAAGAACGTTCTCTCTGTCAGCCATCCCGATCCTTCGTCAATTCGTTGAACACCGTCTCTGATATTACATAGAGACGGACCTTGTTGTTGCCCTCCCCAAGAATAATCTTGAGGGCGGGTTCTACATTGAACCCGCCGACCCGGAAAGCATCAGTACAAATCTTAGCCCAGTTATCCAGGTTCAAGGTGAAACCCTTAGGGTATTCCTTATAGTCTATCACAAAACCTCGGTAGGTGGCGTCGCCCTTCTGGATCTTGCCCCGGCCAGAATTCTTCTGCGCCTTGGCTCCATCCCGCTTGATTTCAGACTTTTCAGACATCAGTACGGATCCACGAATCCCTGATCTGGCGGGTTCACCATTTGATATGTCTCTTCGAAAATATCAGGCTTGCACGGATATAACTCGCCCTGCACGCCCTTAATAATCCAGTCATTTTCTCTGCCGACCATAAGCCCCTCTAGGGTCGGAATCAATAAACCTAGTGTGTCTTCATTTCGATGATGTTGGGGCTCATCTGTTGGCTCACCATTAATATCTATCCAGGTGCCCTCGGGCTTACCATCCACCAACCTACCAACGTCAACGAAATCGCAAATCTCTGACCAGTTAGCCCATGTCAACTGTACCGCTTCAATGACTACTGGCTTTTTTCTAAACTTAGCCATTACTCCATCCATCCAAACTCTAGAACTGTTACAAAGCCGCAGTCCTGGCAGTATGCCGAGAACTTGCTGCCTTTTCTTGTGACGTTAGTCTTGGGGGAGTTGCACTCTTCGCAAGAAATGCTCACGTCGGAGGGCTCGTCCTCATCTTTCTTTACCAGGTCATAGAACGACGGCATAGAGAGCCTCTTCTAATTGCTGCGCCACTTCTGGATTTTCTCTAAGGTAAGCAGACACCGCCCGCTCGCCCTGAATCTTTTCACCATTAAATGCGAACCAAGCGCCGCTCTTCTGGATCAAGCCGTACAACACGGCATACTTGACTAGTTCAGAATACTGATCGATTCCGATGTTGTCGCCCATGAAATAGAAGTCGTATTCTCCGCGCTGGCCGCGCTCGGACTGCTTATTGAACTCAACATTCCAGACAACCGGCCTACCAACAGTGCGCTCAATCAGGGCGTCACCGACAGGGATCTTTTGTTTGATAGCCTCAGACTCCGACTCTGATGAGAACAGTTTAGTTATCGTGCTACTGTTGTGCTTGATCCGGTTTCCGCCGTGAAAGCCCATCTTCGTATAGGTCGGGTTGATCTCGGTGGTCTGCTGGCTGATGAAGAGCAGCAAGGTATTCTTATTGACACCCATGAGCATGGACGACATCTTCCCGACATCCTTGGAGAAATTACCGATCTGTCCGGTTTTCTCGAAGTTCTTCAACTCGTCCTCATCCCAATATGCGGACGGCAGAATCGAAGAAATACTGTCAATCACAAGGATGTCAACGCCAGCCTTGATCATATCTGTAGCGGTGTTGGTAACGTTGGCAGCAGAGATATCCTCAGAGATAATAGTCTGAGAGGAGTCCATTCCTAGCCTCTCTGCCCATGCCGGATCGAATGTCTTTTCGCAGTCGAACCATGCGACGGTCTTACCCTCCTGCTGGGCGAGGCCACAGGTTTGCATCAGCATACTTGTTTTGCCTGCGGACTTATTGCCCCAGACTAGGTGCTGCCTACCATAGACAAAGCCGCCCTTAAGAGCGATGTTGAGACCGAGACTTGCCGTTCGCTGCTTCTCGATTTTTACGTCCTGGGCTAGTTTTAGCCGGGCCCTTGTCTTTGGATCTAGGCTTGCTAGAAAGTTTTCGTTGCTCATTTAGGCTTTCCTCTAACTGCTCCACAATCGCATCTACGTCTTTATCCTTGTAGACCTTGAGAGCCTGAATTATTTTTTCTATCTTCTCTTTGTCGAAACTTCGTACGACGAGGATGTATTCGTTCTCGGATCCCTCCAGGAAATAGGCGCTAGGCATGAAATCACGCAAGGTTTCCATGCAACTTCGGTCTTTCCATATTGACCATCGCCTTGTTCAGTATAGCATCCTCTAGGCTGCCTTGTAACCACCCGCTCGCCCTCATTCCAGCGTAAAGGTCCAGTAGGCGAATGATGATATCAGCCATTTCTTCTAGAATCTTTTCGCTGCCCTGATCTTTTCTGATTGCTTCTAGAGTCTCCGAGACTTCGGAGTGAACTAGCGCCAACTTCGCAAGTACAAAATGTATCTCTACGTCGTCGTCCCAGAACCCCTTAGACTTTGCGGTCTGGTGGAGGTTTAGTGCAAGCCCGTCAATTGACGTCATTGTCTGTCGCACCTACCAGGGCGATAACTACCGACTCAAGGTCGTCAGAGAAGTTGATTGACACTACCTCTTCCTCGAAATCAGAAATGTAGTTCTCGGTAAATTCTTCTGCGCTGCACTCGAACGGGCCGAACTGCTTAAGAATGGTGAAGAATAGCCGATTAACGTCTAGTGGCGGGTTCTCTTCAAGGTTTTCTTCGCTCACTGTAAATCTCCTTTACAAATAGTGCGCCTGACTTTAGTCTAGCCAGACTCAGCGGTACTGTCCTTCCTGGGATCATCCGGCCCAGGCCAGTCCTGAATAGGTCTTCGAATACCATGACCTTGCGCATCTCGCCCTCGTCATTGACGATGACAGAATACGCCATCTTTTTCTTAGCCTTGGTGATGTATGGGCTGAAAGACACAACATACTGGTATCCGGTCTTATGCTCTATACTACCAGACAAATATTTAACCATCGGATTATCCGGGTTGTCCTTGATTTCATGGGCCGGGATCAACTCCTGTACTCGGTTGTCCGAGACGAGCATCAGGTACATCATACCCTTTTCTATCTCGGTGTCCCCGCTTGTGAATACGGCAGCCTGTCCAGACTCGTCAACGAAATCTGCCAGTTTCCAGCCCTTGCCGATTCTCACGTCCGTCACCATAGCCATGATGAAGAATGTACCCTCTTCATCGTATTCTGAGGCCGGTGTACATCCCAGCAGAACACCGGCTGGTACAGACGACGTGTCGAATTTCGGAACAAGCATGTATTCGTAGTAGTGCTGCGACTCTTTGCCTGTTCGTGGGTTGTCTGGGAATTCGGCCGCTCCGACCAGATCAAGCGCCTTGACCATGTTGCTGCTGATTCCGTTACCAGTCTCATCAACCAGATCAGATAATTGCTTGAACGAGGTAAACGGGCGGTGGCGAATCAGAGCAGGAGCAGAGCGCTCGGTAATGAACTTGATATTGCCAAGCCCAATCCTGATGGCGTCGCCCTCTAGTTCGTAGGTTAGTCCAGACACGTTTACGTGTGGTAGGAGTACCTTGATTCCTAGCCGCTTCGCCTCAATTAGGTACCCGGTAATGCTAGGCTTGTCATCCTCGTTGCGCAAAAGCGCACACATGTATTCGTGCTTGTAGTAATACTTGAGCCATGCGGTCCAGTACGAAACACGAGAATACGCTACAGCGTGACTCTTGTTGAACGAATATCCAGCGTGAGCCTCGAAGTCGTGCCACAGTTGCTCGGCCTGCTCCTGAGTAATGTGCTGGGTAGCGCCCTCGATAAACTTGGCGCGGAACGCATCGAACTTGTGCGGATCCTTTTTCTTTCCGATGATGCTACGAATCTCGTCAGCCTCGGACCAGGAGAACCCACCCAACTTCACACAGGCGAGCATGACTTGCTCCTGGTAAATGATCAGGCCATAGGTGTCCTTAGTGATTTCGTCAAGAATTGGGTGAGGGGTCTTCACCTGCTCCCGCCCCTGCTTACGAGCGATGTAGGACTTTCCTACGGTGTTCTTCGCGCCAGGACGTACCAGGGCGTTAGACACAACTAGTTCATCGAAGTTGTCGCATCCCATTTCGATGATCAGATTTGTAGACGGGTTTGCCTCGGCCTGGAACACACCCTTAGTAAAGCCCTTGGAGATCATGCTATATACCTTTGGATCATCCATAGGGATTTGCAGCGGATCGATGTCTACTCCATGACGGTCCTTGATCATCTCTATTGCGTCAGCAATCACAGAAAGCGTCTTGACTCCGAGCATATCGATCTTGATGAGCCCGATGTCAGCGATTTCCTCCTTATCCAGCGCAATTACTGGAATCTTAGTCTTGGAATCGTCGTTCGGCATAGTCCGCGTCTCGATAGGCGCGTACTTCTCAATAGGCTTGTTGGAGATTACCAGACCGCCCGCGTGCATTCCACTGGCCCTAATGTGGCCGCGTAGTTTTCTTGCAAGGACTAGAACCTCAGGGTACTTATTTCTGAATTCCTGAGTCAGCGGAGAATCCTCGAACTGCTCGAATGTCTCAATTTCCTTAGTCGCCTTGTTCACAATGGAAACAGGAATGCCAAGAACTCGCGCGGCGTCCTTGATAACGCCCTTGTCAGCAAAGGTGTTGTAGTTCGAGACGGACGCTACGTGCTTGAATTTTTTGGTCGCGTATTCCTTCACCTCGTTACGGCGGCGACCCTCAATGTCTACGTCGATGTCAGGATAGTCGTTACGGTCCTCGTTGATGAATCGTGCGAACAGTAGGCCATAGTCGAGAGGGTTGATTTCTGTGATGTACAGACAGTAGGCTAGAAGACTACCGGCTGATGATCCTCTACCCGGCCCGACCATGATATTGTTTTTCTTGCAGTACGCCACAAGATCGCCAACGGCAAGGAAGTACGCGGAGAAGTTCTTTTTGATGACGATATCGATTTCCATATCAAGGCGCTTACGGGCCTCTGGGTTCTGGCCCAGCCCACGACTTTCGAGACCTAGATAGGCCTGCTCTTTCATAACCTCGCCAGCATCACGCTTCGGACGTGGCAGGGCGTCTACTCCCTGGTGGTAGTCGTAGTCACCGATCTTGCTCAGCACGTCAAGTGTGTTGTCGTAAATATCCTCGCGGGTAATCTCCTGCTTCTGGAAATCCGTATAGATGTCGGGGCGGGACTGAACGAACAACTTAAACTGCTCAAACGTCATGGTACGCTCAGGATATAGAGCATTCAGGCGCTCGAACATATCCTTGAAGCGCTTGGTTGTGTCGTAACTTTCCTCGTCATTTTTCTTCGGCTTCGTGGACAGGATCAGCAGGGCGTCTTCAATCCACTTATCCTCTTCACGGGCATAGTGACAGTCGGAGGTTACGATAGGCTTGATAGAATACTGGTCGGCAAGGCGCAGAAGATTTTGATTGGTCACGAGCGGATTGTGAGTCTGGACCTCCATATAGAAGTCGTCATCGAATTCCTCCTTGAACCAGCGAGTCAGCGCATCAGCCTCTTCGAAGTCCTCCCGCTCGATTGCCTTTGCGATCAGCCCATTAAGGCAGCCACTAAGAACGATGATTCCGTCCTTGTGCTGCGCCAGTAATTCGCGGTCAATACGTGGCTTGTAGTAATATCCGTTAGTCCACGCCTCTGTGGACATCTTGTTGATATTCTCTACGCCAGTCTGATTCTTGGCAAGCAGGATGATGTGCGAATAAAGATTAGTATTATCGTCTCTAGATTTGACTGGTCTCTTGTCAAATCTATCTGTTGGAGAAATGTAAGCCTCCACGCCTAAGATTGGAACTATTCCGGCATTCCTAGCAGCCCTCTGCAACTCTCTATGCCCAGAGAGTGTCCCGTGATCTGTCAGGGCCATGCCCGGCTGCCCCATGTCCTTAGCGGCCTGAATTAACTCAGTTGGAGAGTTGAGCCCGTCCAAAAGAGAGTAGTGGCTATGACTGTGCAAATGGATGAAGTCGCTCACTGATTCCTTTTCCTTTTTCTATAGTTTCTGCTGTGCTCTCGTGAGCACTCCCTGCACTGCCTTGCTCCGACACTATTAGTGTATTCGTTTATCGACATATCGTGCCCCCACTTACAGAATTTCATTCTCTCAATTTTTAGCGCTAGATATTCCTCATATGCTTTAAATGTTTTGGAGGCGTCGCTACGCTTTTGCTCGGATAGCCAGGGCCACATCTGTTTTATACATGAAGATATCTGATCAGGGGCCTGAAGTCGATACCGAAACGCATTACTATTGCCTGGTATATTACCCTCGACCACTCCAAACCCAAAAATATCTCTAAACTGATCAAGTATCTCTGTGCTATACCACTGTGTAATAGTTAATCTTAGAGACGGATATGATATTCCACTCACTCGCGGCTGCATAGAATAACCAATATGGCCCTCTCCATTGAATATTCCAGCCGCGTATGCTATTTTTGCGTCATTACTTTGTGATAAAAGATAACCGTTATCCATTTATATCCTATTCATGGTCAGGGGAGGGGCAGCCGTAGCCACCCCTCCCACTGTATCATAGATCAGACCCACTCAGTAGAAGGCGGGGTCGCTGCCTGTGTTGTCTCCACACCAGCGGAATTGAAGAATTCCTCCTGCTCCTCGTAAGGAACGTCACGAACAGCAATCTTGTCAAGGTCATAAACCTCGTAAGACTCTGGATCGAAAGTGGTGTCTTCCTTTAGCGAAGGGACCAGCGACCATGCGGTGTCACGGCCAGTGCCCTTGCGAGAAAGGGTGAAAACGCGGTCGGTGATCGCACCAGCGGAAATAGCCAGGTTCACGATATCCTCGGCAACACCCTTCGGGCCGAAGCCCTGCGAGAGAATCGCAACGTAGCGGTCCTCTTCCTTGCCAGTTGGGTCTACCAGGACGTTTGCGTAGAGACGCCCGCGCTTGCGCCAGCGGCCCTTCTTTTCCTTGGGAACGGTGTCGTCCTTGTAATCGGCACGGTACTGCTCACAACCATAGCAACGGTCCTCTTCGTCCATAGTACAAAGGGCCTTCGTCTGGAAATTGGTTGGGTGTACGTGCTCTTCGGCTGCAATTGCTAGCCCGTTAGTCCTAGAGTAGCGGGGAGATCCCGAATCAAACTCCTGCAAAAAGTAGATGTTCACGGACTTGCCGTCGTCTACCTTGAGCCATGTGGCCTTTTCGCCACTCTCTTCGCGCTCTGTCATTCTCTTGAGCGCATCTAAACCTTTCTTCACTGCCATGTTTTATCCTCCTGTTGTGGTGGCCTGTTCGAGCCACTGATAGATCTAGTATACCACAGATCAATAAAGATCTAGACTTTGGTAAACATAGTTTGGTGTCGCGTTTTTGACGCACTGCTTGATCTGCTCGTCGGTCATGTCTGACACGTCCTTCGCTCCATCAGGGTACACCATACCATAGTCGTAGGTGCCCCATAGGACTTCCTTGCTGGATAGCCTTTTGGCGATGTGCTGCCCAAGATCGCGTCCAGCGTTGTGCCCTCTACAAACCTTCGGCATACACTGTGGGCACCGCTCCGGGTTGACGTGACGCTTTTTGACATCGAAGTCGGTGAAGATCACTATTCTGTTGAAGTACATATTGAGCAGGTGTATCTGCCTGTCCGATATATTGCCCCCAAGGATGGCTACCGCTCCCGGGAACCCCGCCTGCCACAGACGCATGGCATCGAATGATGCCTCAGTAACGTATGCGGTCTCATTGGCCCGAGCCGAATGAATGTTGAATAGTGTCTCATTCTTGGGCAACTGCCACGTATTCTTGAATTCCTTGGAGTCGATGCCCCTACCTATGAAGCCTAGCCACTTACCGTCCGGGCTGCGCAGAGGAATAGTCACCGAGCGCTGCTTGTGTGAGTATCCGATCTTGAAATGCTTGAGGGTCTCGTCCTGAAACTTGCGCCCGTGCATGTATGCTAGACCGTCAGGCGTCTGTGGATTCCAGAGGTTCTGCTCTAGTGTTTCAAGGTCGGACTTGTTGTACTCTTTGAATTCTACCGGCTCCAACAGTCCTTCGAGTTCATCCTCAAAGTCTCCCTGGGTGATCTGCCCGTGCTTGAAAATCAGACGCCTGACCTCGAATTCGTTCTTCCTGGTCATATCCGACACAAGCATGGGTAGCGTGCCCTTTTTCCCGCAGGACGGGGAGAAGCACAGGAACGTACCCTTAGACTTGGATACTGCCATAGCAGGAGTGTCACGGTTGGGGTGGTAGGGGCAAAGACACTGGTAGTCGTTATGTGTCTCCCCCTCGATGATTATGCCAACCTCGCGTAGGACAGCCTTTACCTGCCTAGCGGTATAGTTTCCTGCCTTCATGGACGCCATAGATCTTGTGAGCCTCTTTTCCGCAATAAACACCATAGACGGAGTACAAGAAATTGTACGTTCCGTCCTGGTGGTTGTAGTCTAGCGAGAAGGCGTCTCCCATGTCAAGTACGTGGGCATAACCCTTTTCGCGCATCATATCTAGGAGCAGCCGGTAATACTCATCTTTCAGACGTGGAATATCCTTATCGTCTGATATGACTCCATCTATTTTAAATAGTCTAACCGGCTGATGCTTCACTCAGTATGAAATGTTTCTGTCACTACTCCTGAGTTGATGTCCCAATTGAGATACAAACCAAACTCGGAGCCGTGGCGGTTCTTCCTGCTCACGACCTCCATTGTATCACTTTCTGGTTCTTTATGCACGGCCATAGCCATGTCAGCGTCGTACTCGATAGCCTTTGACCAGGCTACGTGGTGGAGCATCGGCGGGTCTTTTCTGTCGGACTGCTCTTCCGCCGTCGCAGCGGTAATGTCGATAACCGGAATGTTGTTTCTGGTCGCCAGGCGCTTTAGTTCTCGTGACACGTTCATGTTACGGACAGTAGCGTTTTCGCTGTTTCTGTTATCGTCCATCAACTGATGGTAGTCAACGATAACGAGGTCTGGCTTGTACTGCTCGATCTTACCCTGAATAAGGTTCGGGGTGACCGATGCATAGCCCTGGTTAGATACGACGATGAAGTCAGGCTTGTCGGCAAAGTGCTGCTCGCCGTAACGCTTGAAGTCATCTATATCTACGTGTCCTCTTACTAGGTCGGAGTTCTTGAATTCTCCCGCCCCGATCACTGTGTAGATTCGGTCACGCATGGTTTCGGGCGACATTTCAAGACTGACAATTAGCGGCTTGAATCCGGAGCGCCAAGCCTGGGCGGCTACCCAGGCTGTCCACCATGACTTTCCTCGGCCAGGCCAGCCGATTACCACGATAAGGTGGCCCGGGGCCATACCAGTAGGATACGAATAGTCGATAGCCTTGATCCCAAGAGGGATACCAACGGAGCCGCCCATAGCGTCGGCACGCTCTTTTACCTGCTCGTAGTGTCTGGCTGCCGCCTCGTAGTCTGTAATGTTGAGGTCTCGTACGCTGCTGGTGTATCGCTCTAATTCAGCAACGTCCCTCATCATCTCTTCGATGACTATTTGAGGAGCCTGACCCTTGAGGGACTGGCCGTTTTTTAGCAGAGACGCCCGAATCCTATTTGTCAGGAATTCGTTACGTAGTTGGTCTACTAGATATTCTGTCTGTCCAGGGGCGTCGTCGGCAACGAAGTCCGGGTAGCGCTCTTTGACGAGTTCTACGTCTGGTACTGCCTTGTACTTCTGGTAGTAGGATTTGATCCCGGCCCAAATGTCTGAGTGCGACTCAAATAAGAAATCGACATTCTCTGAGAAGAGTACGCCGATATCCTTGTTCTTGCAGATGGATGTTATTACCTGTGCTTCTAGGTTCACTCGTTATCCCTTTCCTTGACCAGTCGCTCTGTCCGCTCACGAATGCGACGGCGGCGTTCCCGATCATCCCGAATTGCTTGAATTTCTACGTAAAGATTGTCAAAGTTATTGAAGAGCCAGCCCGTTGTGTGGTTTGCGCGGGCAAGTCCGAAGTAGTGCTTGATGACCTCTACGGACTCATCATACCCTATGGACTCTATCATGTCCAAGAACCCCCACCTAAGTTGATACTTGTTCACGACCGGCTTTTTGCCGTACTTCTCGCTATAGAGCAAGGCGTACAGATCAATTAATTGATAGGGTCGTCTGTCCTGCTTCGCTGTCATCGTGGTAAAAACCTATCCTCTGCTTAGTCTCTGCTGATGTATCCGGGTCTAGGAGTGCCGCTATGATCAACCACCCGTTCGCCGCCTCCAATGCTACCTTACCATCGTTGGTGACCTTGGCTATCTTTAAAGCCTCGTCTAGCGTGGATGCTGCGCGTGCTAGAGCCTCTGCGGTGTCTAGCGTTTTCTTGGCTGTCAAAACTTGTTCCTCCAAATAGGAATCATCTCGCCGTCCACTTCCTCATAGAGGATCGTGGCCTTGTTTATTTTTGCCTCTAATTCTGCTGCGGTCGGCAGTGAACTTCTAGGTGTAATGATACCATCCTTCCTAGGTCTGCCTCGGTGAACCTCTGACATTGCGTCTCTGATTTCTCGAACGTGGTCCTCTGAGAACAGGCGCATTTGTCTTTTTGGTTCATAAGACCGATCAAACCCCGCCCAGCGGGGGGCGGGGCTGATCAAGCCTTCTCGCTCATACTTCATGATATTGCCAGGTCGTACGCCTAACATCTTGGCTACCTGACCAATCTTGAATGCTTGCTGAGCGTGCTTTCTGACATCGCTAAAGAGAAACTGCTTGTACTCGCCAGTCTCAACATCCATAACGGATATTATGTTTGTTCTGCTATTAGCATAGACAGACCTGTATAAACGGCCATTCAGGAAAAAGAATCGGTACCGTTTAGATTTGTAATCTCCGCTCGTTGTAGCCATGTCGTAAATGAATTACCCTTGTTTGTTGGTAGGAACCATCTGGTTCCGCATAGAAGACAGAATGTTTCTATCCTCTTATCTTGTGGGTAGAGGCGGTCAACAAATACCGCCCCTCCGCACTTCCGGTGTGACATTATCACTCGTTGCCGTCCTCTGGTGCCGGTGGCTCCTCGTCTGGCGGTGTAATTCCTCTGTCACCAACAGACTGAAGAGCGCTGTCAATGAAGTTCAGCGGCTTGCCCTCATCGAACAAGAACTGGTAAATACCCTGCTGTAGACCGTAGACTACGAAGATCGCTCCCGAAATGTCCTTGACGCTGGAGAAATCTCCTGTCACGACGGCGGCTACTACACCACCAACTACGGAAACAACCAAGGCGATTACCTGCTTTACAGTCGTGCTCAGCCAACTAAACTTTAGAAGGCCTGTGGCTAGAACGGCAATGGCTGCCGTGGCTAGTAGTGCAATTGTTCCTATATCCATTATACCCTCCTCTCAGCCCTTGAAAACTTTCCCGTCCACTACACAGGTGTAATCCTGTGTGATGTGGATTGTTTGTATGTGGGGGTAGAGCCCATCCTTGGTACCCGCCCCGCTTACGACGTGCGCTATGGCAAATCCTTTCTGCCAGTTCTTCACGTTCGTATACATCATTTTATCATTGGTCTCGTCACTAAGATGCCCGATCTCGTATCCTCGCACCGTTTCTGATCGCAGTTCGTAGGTTTTGAAGTAATCTCCGATACGGTGGCTGTGTCCTCTGACCAGCGACACATTCCAGTTCTCCACGTCTTTCTTGACCGACTCTCCTGAGTTCTGAGAGATAGCGACTCCGTGGTGTACAAAGATGTCACCAAAACGGTGCTTGGGGAGTTGGTCGTAGTAGGTGTACGTAATGCCTAGGTTATCCAGGCCCCACAAAGATTCGGGGGTGATGTACTGGGCATACTCTGGAAGTTTCTTATCAAAGTAATCAAAGACCCTAATGTCGTGATTGCCTAGTGACGAGTGTACGTCTGCATTCGGCGCGGTCTTCCTCACTTGTTCGTAGAAGTCTCTAGCGCCTGCCGCCTCGACCTGGGCGGCGGGGAGGATCAGGTGACCGTCACCTAACTTGTGATGGTTAGCAAACTCTGCTGGTCGTCCCTCTGTGTATCTGGAGTAGCAGTCCTGATCATCGATGTCTCCAACCAAGTCTACCGCATCTGGCTTGAACCACTTCATAACCTTGAAGAAAAGGTCAACGGCGCGGGCGTCATGGTAGGGGAACTGGGTGTCAGACCCTAGCATCCATTTCATATCGTTACTCATAGGTCACCAGTCTATCACAGATGAGCCTTCTTGTGCTCATCCTCAGAACAAACGAAAAGGTTACAAACCCTGTTGTCGGTTTTTATCTCATTGATGTGGTGTACGGTTTCCCAGGTTTCTAGCACTCGCTTAGAATCCTTTTCCATGACAAGGCGGTGTTCGTAGTACCAGCCTTTAAAATTCTTTGGGTGTTCTGGAACCCATACAAGGACGTAGCCATCGTAGTGCTTCTTCTTGCGACCGTCCCACTTTTGTAGAGGAAAGTATATCATACACCCTGGACGGAGTGCCAGTAAAGAATTGCACTTGTCTGCTTTGTCTTATCTAGCGCTACGACGCGAACCTTGGCGGCGCGGTAGCCTGGCGTCCATCCTGTGATAAAAGCAAAGGTCGGGTACCTGCTTTGAGTTGTCAAGGTGATGATCGGTGGCCCAGGATCGGCCGCGCTCGGCATCTTGATCTCGTAGACATCGCTAATACCCTTAAACTTTTTAGGGAGTGGAAACATTCCGGCGAAGATTCTTGTCTGATCGTTTGACGATGTAGCAACGACTTTACCATTAGGATATCTTATGCGAATCCTAGGCATTACGTCCGCTAGCCATTTGTCATTATCGACCAGTCTGTTAAGACTGTCGGCATCTGGGTATACATCAGAGCCGAACCTTGTTGCATTAATTCCCAATTGGGTCTCCGTCCTCGTGAATGTTAATCTCAGCCTCAGAAACTAGCAGGATCTCTAGCCCTAGAGAATCCAGAATATCTGGATCCGTGACTAGTCTTTTCCTGCTGTCTGACACTAGGTATATTTTACCATCAACTATGTTCTGAATCAAAGTGCCGTCTCTGAACCCCACCGGCCCCGAGATTACCCAGCCAGCGACCCACTTTTTCTCGATCTTGATTGCTGGAAGAGACCACGACTCGAAGGCTCTATCGGAAAAGAACTTCATGAGAAGCGAGCGGGAGCGGTCAGTCCGCGACCGCTTCACCAGATATCGTACACCATCGAATTCCACGACGATGCCGTTTGGCGGTGTAAAAGGCACAACCCGCTTATTAGTATCTACAGTATCTTTTCTCTTGAAGAACATATGTATCCTTATAGTATATATTATTATATATGTATATATAGAGGGTAGCAGTCGCTAGTTTTCTTGTCAAGCATCATAGCGGAATACCCCAGCCAATAAAGTTTGTTTGCACGTTTTCAACCGACGCCAGTACCTCTGCTGCTACAGTTGCTACGCGAGCCTTCGGCGTGACATTGATCAGAACTTCCGCCGCGCCTGCGGCGACTCGCAGTTTTGGTGTAGCATTGATCAGAACTTCTGCCGCATTTGTGGCTACCCTTAGAACGGTCATACTGTTTCCGCACCGATTTGTAGACTGTCCACGTTGGCGTTAGTCCATGCAACACCGCTGTTTGGGTTTGTTTCATAAATCGTCATGTATGAGTCATATGCGGTGGACAGAGCAGTGGTAGCCCCGTTGTACGTCGTGCCGCCGATCTTGATGATTGGCTTAATAGATCTAGCACCAGCATCGTCCTTCGCAGCAATAACAGTATTCTGTACTGCAAAGATTGTGGCCGGAGTGCTGCCTAGACTCTGAATGTTGTATAGATCACCCTCTGCTGCCACGTCACCATCAACGTAATCTGCTGTAGAATACGGAACCTCGTCTACAAGCAAGTAGTTGTCTGTAGAGTTTCCATCAGATCCAGTCATTTCGCTGCGGTCACCGTTAGCGTTTGGCATTAATGTATATACTCTAACATCTCCAAGGAAGTTGTTGTTTGTTGATCCAAGGGAGTTTAGTACATACAGGTCGTCAAAGTTCATGTTTGTTCCAGCACCAGAAACTCCAACCCTCACCTGATCTATGGTGCTATTTGTTCCAGCATTTTTTGTGTCTCCGGAAAAATTAATAGAGTTTGTTGTGGAGCCGTCGAATCTCACCTTTGCTATTCCGGTAGAATCATTAACCTTTACTTGAGCCTCTATATAGTGCCACCCAATGCCGAGTGTCCCGGCAGCAACAGACCCAAGTATGGTTCCAGACGTACTGCCCCTCCTGGCCGTAACACTACCATCTGTTTCTAAAACTATACTGACATGCTGAGTGGTTCCACCATCACCATAAAAATATATTACTCCGCGATCATCACCTATCCTTGCTGCGACTCCGACCGTAACGGTGTCCGATGCCGTTATATTTACGTTTCCTACGCCGCCGTTTTGCCCTCCGAACGCCCTCCCATAACTAAATCTGGTGCTTGTATTAGTGCTTCCAACAGAGTTAGCAAATTTTAGGTCTTCATCGCCAAGATCAAAACCATCCATATGTAGTAATGTCATGTTTCCCTTATCCTTACGTAAACTGTTAGATCTTTAGCCGCCCCCGCGTCACCCTGGTCGATATCTACCGTAAGGTAGTCTCCTGCGGCTAGCGAGGTAACGTCCATATTCGTTACCGCCCCGGATGTAAAGTTTGAGGTGGTAATCGTTGGTCTGTTTCCCTGTGTGGTGAATATCGTAGTCCCGTTCTTGTTTATGTCGCAAATCACGCTCGATGTAGTCGGTGCCACACCAAGTCCGGTTCTGACCTCAAGCAGAGTTCCGGCTTTCGACACGTACCTTCGGTGCGTTCCGGAGTATGTTGAGTTGACGAGGCCGGTATATGAGAACTCGTACTCTATGATATTGTCAATATCTACCGTAACATCTACACCGCTGTTTGTTGCTACAACGGCTGACCCGGTGAAGTTGATAGATTCTGCTGCTGCTGTTAGACTGCTACCCTCATCAAATATCTCTAGCGCACTACCACTACCGCCAGGAATTGTTACAATTACCTCCCCGGTTCCGGAGGTTACGGTTACCCCGGCACCCTGGAAATCAATTTGCGTTACGTCAGTAGAAACATTTGCGTTCTCATCTTGGACGACTAAGCCGTCAACAGTTACATCAACAGTAGAACTATTAGCCAGTACAAAATTTACACTATATTCGTTATGAATACTGACTGCGCGTATTTTGAAGTATTTTGTATCTGTTCCACCAGACCCGGATGTCCAAACAAAGGAGTCGTTGTTGGTGACCGCTATTCTGTTTGTGAATGTTGCTGTGTCCGGTGTAAAACCTGACGTATCACCAGCATATATTTCATATTCTTTGATTGCTACATTTGTAACTCTGTTCCATGCTAGTCTAATAGCCCCGACAGATCCGGTAGCGGTGAATCCAGTAACGTCAGACGGTGATGGGGCGCTGACGTTCGCCGTGCTTGGAGTGGCAGATTCATTACCGCTAAGATCGACTGCGATTACTGAAATAGATACATTATCCCCGACCCCGAGCCTGCTGAGGAAGTCGTCAGATGTTACTATGTATTCGTTATCTGATGTTGTAGCAGTGTACGAGTTTGTTCCGTCGCTTATGGTAACTTCATAGTTTTTGATGTCATAGGCCGGGCTAGCGTCAGCATTTGTTGTTACGTCAGGCCATGTAAATTTGAATGACTGGTTAGTGTATGTTGCCGTCACCGTCCCGACGTTTGCTGGTATGCTGGTGTCGCTAGGGATGGTTACATAGAATGCTGGTGACCAGTCTGATGTTTCTTCTTCGTTATAACTACGAATCTGGAATACGTATCTGGCACCGGGCCGGAGTTTGTCTATGCGATATTCCATTACAGATCCAAGAAGTATTCGATATCCATTTCGGAACCAGCCGTCTTGGTCTTCGGAACTCCGAGCACCGAGCGGCTAACTAGTACGATATCGCTGTCTGAACTGTCGGCATCATCTACTCTGATTCCGTCTATTGCTATCGCTGCTACACCAGCCGAGCCCACATTAATTCCGATTGATGAAATGTTCGCCCAGTCAGGTGTTCCTGTAGCGGTGAATAGCGACTTTGTGTATGAGGAGACGGTGTATGTATTAGCCGCCCCGCCAACAATTGTTGCTACCGCTGGGCTATACGCGAAGTAGTTGGAGTCGTCCGTATAGAATCTAATGGCGACTGAGGTTACAGTACCTGTCGTATAGTATGCTGCAAAAGTGAACTTGTCGGTAGAGGTGTACATGCTGAGGTCCAGATTACCTGTGTTGAGGCGGTAGTTTGTAGTGGCCGCGTTGGTTTCTAGTTTCACCGCGTCCGTTCCAATTCTTGCATAGGTTGTGTCCGCTACCGTGGCAATGTCGATCCAACTACCACCCGAATATACCTCCCAGTCCTCTTCAAACATTCCCGCTAGCAATTGAGCGGAAGCAGAGCCAGAGACATTAGCGGCTACGGAATACACACCTAATTCCCTGATGGACCCAGCAACCTGTGCGGGAATAGTGGCTTTGGCTATGATCCTGTGACTTCCGCCCGCCCCGCCCCCATAAAGTACCGCCATAGCAGTGACCTCTTGGCGATCAAACTCCATTACTAAGATTTCATCTGCTGCTGCTGGAAGAACAGTGCCAGAACCAATGGCTATAGCGCCAGCCCAACTTGGTACCAGGCCAGCAAGGTAGGCGGCGATTGTCTTTTCGCCCTCTGTTGTGATGAGGTTTTCATATCGGCCAACCTCTTCGCCGTCAACTTTTAAAACGTATGTTCCGCGCATAATTGTATGTTACCACCAAACACGGTTTAACACAAGGCTACGACACAGTGAAGTATACTGTTGCGCCCTCTCCAGCCCCGTCTATTCCTGTTATAACCATATCAAAATCTGTATGAATATTACCGTCTGCCATGGCGTAACCAACTGATGCACCGACACCTTGTCCGTAGAAAACTCCCTTTATGCTGCGAATATAGTCACCAGAGAACCCGTAGTCGGTTTTTGTAGAATCGGGGTGATAAGAATCCAGTCCATCATTTTCTCCGGCCACGGCGGTCACTACAAGTTTTCCGGCCGGTATAGATACAGTAGGTGTGCTTGCTGGATTGGGCGGTGGATTTCCGGGGGCTCCATCTAACACGCCAAATGAGCCGCCCTCGTAAATTATACCATTTTGCAATCCGTGGACAACTATAAGAATAAATTGCCCATCATCTGTTAAACTGCCTGTGTCATCGTGACTTATCGTTGTTGATACACCAACACCGGAACCAATCCAGACAGCAACAAGTTTAGAGTCCTCATGAACACTAATACCGGCACCGAATCCATCAACTTTTGTCCAGGTGTCAAAGCCGCCGTAGACCCCGTTCAGGTGGCCCCGTGTTATGATAATTCCGTAGTCAGTTTCTAGTGGTAGAGAGCCCAGGACTATTTCATTTAGCCCCGGGTTTACATAATCTGATGTGTAAAGATCATAGTCATATGTAATTAGTTCATACTGGTTGTCGTCGGCCACAAGATCCATTCTTACCTGATAGCCGCCCGCTCCTGATATTTCGTCAAATTCTATAATCAGGTTCGACCATGTTTCTCCGGTAACATCTTTTTCCGCTGTCAGCGATTTGATAGTAATGGGCCAGGGGAAATCGAGACCACCTAGAGCGTCCTCGATTTCCTCTATCTCAAAACTCGACGCGCCGAGAAGCCTTTCTAGTTCTTGAAGAGCATTTTCAGTCCAAATTATCTTTTTAGCATCTGTCATGCCAAAACCTCGTATTGATTGTCATCATCTAGCAGGGTCATTCTTATTTCGTATGCTCCTGCCCCGGATATTTCATCAAATTCTATTATCAGATTTACCCAGGCAACTCCTTCTACGTCAACCTCAACAATCAAATCCTTAACAGTAATAGGCCATGGGAAATCTATACCGCCTAAACTATCCTCAAGATCAGCAACATCTATTTCTGGTCTAGCGCCCAGCAGTCTCTCCAACTCCTGTAGAGCGTTTTCCCCCCAAATTATCTTTTCAGAATTAATCACGATACCGCCTCTGGAACTGTGTCGAAGATCATGAAGCCCTCACGAATATAGTAAGTTCTTGGGTCAAGTAGTTCAACGTACGTTCCGGCAATTGTGTATGACACCATATTAAAACCATTGACAAGTGTTTTAAAGTAGTAGTCACCATTATTCAACTCTTGAAACGAGTTTGTTTCTGTTGCGCCCATACCGTACATATTAGCGTGAGACTGCACTTGACCAACTGTGAATGGATCCTTTAATATGTGCTTCACATAAAACACATCTCCGCCGGTCTCATCAATTCTATAGTTTATGAGATATGTGTTCGTAGCAATCTTTTTCAGGAGTCCAGATGTTGATACGCTGTGACCAGATGTGTAATATGGTAGTGTAGAGCCCTTATATATTAGTGGCTCGACCTTTGACTCATCAATTGAAATCGTTCCTGACACACAACTTAATTCAAATAGAACCATAGCGTCTAGTGATGGTTCACCAACCTGCTCGTATCTAACTCCTAATACTATCACCTTGTCTGTGGCAGACTTTATATATCCAAGTCCGTCATTCAGGTACCTATAGTCTAATGAAACATCTGGCTGGAATGAATTGAATGCACTGGTAATGTCTGCACCTGACCTTGACGCTACATGGTACTTGATATTTGTAGGTGTCAATTCTGTTACCACATAATAGTTATCGAATATAATTGTGGAGAAGTATTCTGTGTCCGGCTCGGTCATTGTCGGCATGGCGTGTGTTCCGTTGTCTATTATAGTATCGCCAGATAGGTAGAAACTATAAACAAGGTCATCTACGACAGATGCTATAAATATTTCACCAGTATCAGTTATTTCCACCTGAGGTCTGGAGTTGTACTTAAAACCAACAGTTTTTGTTTCTTCGCTAAGATTTGTTCCTGATGAGTTAATCAATCTAATGGTATAGTCTGTGACAGCATTTGGGAATGGTCCGTTATATCTTTCGGACTCTACAATTAAGATAAACCTATCAGACCCCACCTTTTTTAGTATAACGTCCAAAGAGCGGCTATCGGTCGGAATTATTGAATCTATTAGTGCTCGGTTGCTTATAGTCATGTGGTTATCTATTGTAACTTTTTCTATATATATATCTGAAGAGATGATATCTGTAAAGCCTGTACCCACGCTGTCTATTGAGTAAGCAATCAGGCCCTGCCCATTTCCGATCTCTGCTGCATCTACAGATGTATAGTAAGAAACCCATGTATTTAGCCCTGATTCGTACTCCGAAAGGTCTGGCCCAGTCCAGGTTGCGGCCCTCGGCACTCCCATTTCATAGTTGTCTGCGTCTTCCAATACACTCATCCTCACTTCATAGGCCCCGGCCCCGTTGATTTCATCAAACTCTACAATTAAATTAACCCAGACACGACCCTGAGTATCTGTTTCAGAAGCAACACTTTTAATTGTTATGGGCCATGGAAAGTCAAGGCCACCGAGGCTTTCTTCTAGTTCCCCTATTTCGATTTCTATTTTTCCTCCGAGCAAGCGCTCCAACTCTTGCAGGGAGTTTTCCGTCCAGCGTATCTCGCCAGCGTTTAGTCTCACTTCTCAACCAATCTCACGGATGCTTTTACTACGTCTTCCCCGCCCTTATCTATTGCGAAAACGATGAAGTTTTTGTCGATGCCCTTTTCTGGAATCTTCACAAGCACTTCGTCTCCGACCTGTAGAACGTGCGGTGACCATACGTCTAGGTCTAGTTCTAGTCTTGGGTCTGCCGCCCGAGACACTACAAAATTAGCAAGTTTCTTTGCCGAGTCAGAATTGTTGATCCAGCGGGACGTGAACTCGTACTTCTTTTCTCCATTCCTGAAGATTGAAGATTCGTCCTTCCACTCGTATCTTGTCTCTCCAAACTCCTCTACTATATTACCATATATGTATGGGTATAGTGTTGCTGAGTTGTTTGCGTCAACATAAGCAACTACGAGCGGCCTTGACGATATATTAGCAATTGTAACCGTGGCCCCAAACGGGGTCGCTCCCCAGACAGCACCGGCTAGTTCACTACCGAGCGCAACGTTCTTTCCATTTCTGGCGTCACGAACAGTAGTTGGTGTCAGGGTGTATAGAACGTTTGTTGCTGGACCGCGCTCAAATCTAACGTCTTCTACATACATTTCTCGCACATAGTCATCAAATCTCTCAAAGCCGACCGCTTTCAGTGATGGAATCGCTCTTGCTGGTAATTGCCCACGGTCCCTCTTCACCACGTCATTGACATAGTTTTTTAATTGGCCGTCTAGTGCTGTTTGATTGTTGCTTTCAGAAGCCCCGCGCCCACCGTAGATGTAGTCGAATCTTGCGCTGGTATCACCAGCAGCCGCAACGCCAACCTTTCGTGTAAGGGTGAGATTGGTGCTAATGATTCTCCTCAGAACTCTTTCTCCGTCGATAAACACAGATATGGTGCGCTTGTCCGTTCCAGGGGCCTTATTATAAAATACTGATAAATTGAATGGCTTGCCCTTCGGAGTTGAGACCGCCACGGGGTCAGTCAATGGGCTCTTTCCGATCACAGAGTTATTTACTCTGTACACAGATAGCAGACCGTTTTTGGAGTTGGTGCCCTGAGAAACCTCTACATAAAGCCCGGTAACTAGACCAGACGCCACGGTAGCAGATACAATTATTCCAGCACTACGGACCTTGGTATTGATGTTATCAATACTCATTCTTGTGTTAACCCAATACGAGTCAGCATCTATTACCTTGACAGCATATGCCAAACGCTTTGGTCCGTTGGTTGTTGATCGAATCTGTAAAAATCCATTTCCGTCAGGAGCCTTGGTTAGTTTTGCGGCCGGGCTCTTGTTCCAGCCACTAAGTGCGAGGGTATGGGCCTCCGCCACTGTTCCAAACTGACCTCTTTCTACGTTGCATAGTTTTCCTGTGAATGTCACCGCCCCGTTTGCATAACTAACAATTTCTTGGAACTCCTGTACGTTCTTGGCGACCCTCGGGCTCGCTGGCGCCCCACTCTTCGGTGTATACGCAAATTCTAAACCGTCGAACTTGATAATTTCTGAATCGATCAGGGCGTATCCAGAGTAACTCCCCCATGCTGGTGGGTCACGTCTAGCAGTACGATCAATAAAGATAGAGGTGTCGTTAACCCCTATATCCTTAATGTGGCTGACACAGCCAAGTAGTAGCGGATCTGTTGGACGCCACAAGTCGAGGGTGATCCTCCTACTGTATGCAACTTGGTTGCTGGTTTTAAATGCAGTTTCCGCTGGGTCGGGTGCGCTAGAGTCAAGGAGCGGGCGGTAGGTGATGTTGGCAGAGTTGATTATCTCAGAATATGTGTCGCTATAACTGGAAACGTTCGGAATGTAGTCAATGCCGGAATCGGTGTGGTTTGTGGTTGTCAGCACATACTTGTTTGTCTTTGTTGCGAAAATGTAGCCCTTTGTGAGGATGACGATATTATCGTCCTCATCAACGGTTACGGCGTACTGGTGAGCGCGGCACAGTTCTTGTATCGCGTCGAATACTGTTTCTTCTTTGTTGGAGTAGAAGTACGTCAGTTTTGGTTCCGAACTGGCGTCGTGCTTGATCTTTATTGGGCCTAACCCAGCCAGGTCTAGTAGTGTGTAGATAATAGCAGTTGGGGTGTGATTTCTCAGAAGCAGGTCATGCGCTGGTATGTCCTGAGCGAACTTAAGTTTATCGAATAGATTCAGCGTTACTGATTCGTATACTCCATCGCTATTCGGTGTTTCGATATATCCAGTGAACTGGTTGACCCATGATGAGCCTGCGGTAGAGGCTTTGTACTCGACAAAAACTTTACCGTATTTGCGCATAAAGTATCCGTAACTTGGGCTGGTTGCGTCAAGGTCCGGCTCTAGCAGGCCGTCGTTGTTGTTGAGAACAACGCTTCCTGAATTAGAACTTGTTGATCCAATAGGTAGAATGGTGTCCTTTTCAGCAAGGTTTGCCGACCAGTCCCATGACTGTAATCTGTCGGTAAACGCAAGTAGGGCTCGCGGCGACATCTCGATGATCGACACATATGCGTTGTTGTCGTTGACGTTAGAGGCTGTAGCCATCTGATTTACGATCACCTTTATACCGCGCACGTTCACCGTGTTTGCCGGGATGAGCAGACTGTCAGCGGGCTGGGTGGTAGACCAGGATGTTCCGTTATAGTAGAGGATTACTTCACCATTACTGTTAACTGCTGATACGTTGGAGAATGTTCCAATCGTTACCCATCCGCCCGAGTTCTTGATCTGGATGGAGAAGTCCTTCGGGATTCCTGCCGTTCGCTGGAATGTTACGACGACCTTGTTGGCGTAGAGGTTGTTACTCTGATACTCAATATAGGGATCTACGAATGCCGCATCCGATGGTTTTAGAGGTGACTCATAATACTTGAACTGAGAGTTATCCAGGGCAAGGTAGTTCCTTGTCTTTAGAGTATATTCGTTATTGACAGGCGTGTTACAGGCAATACTCAGGTTGCTTCTATCTGCCGCTGTGGGCCAACGCAACTGATACTTTCTGAACGCTCCGAGCCGGGCCCTAAAGGCTCCGGCTGGTGGTCTCCACCCACGAACAACTTCCTTTAGCGGAAAGAATCGCTTGAAGAATTCCGTGTCGATGGTGCCGTACAGAGTATCTAGCGGCTCGACAATATCGAAGTAGTAGTTCATATTCCACTCCGCTATACAGCGACGGTCGTACGACGTGACAACGTTTTCGGCGGAATATGTCTTGTCTGTTGTATTGCCGAGCATTAAATCTCCTCTAGAGTCATGCTTATATCAACGAGGTCAAAGTTGCCCTGGCTGCGCTTCTGGACATTATAGGAGAATGAGGTTATCAGCATCTCCATGTATGTGTCTGTGCCGTCATAAATAAGCCAGGCATCAACTGTGCCGGTGGTTGAGTCGTAGAAGTCCTTGATCCACTTAGCGTCTTTGCCGTTATCTGCAAGCATGTGCGCTGCTGTCGGCACCATAGTCCATGAAATATCTAGTGTGTATTTGTTTGCTACGAACCCGGCCCTCATGCTGCCATTCAACATACGCTCTTTGCTGCCGATGCGCTCTACTGACATGCTCACCGGCTCCCGCCCATGCTCAGTAAGGTGGCCGCTTAACGTTCCATTATCTAAGAATATGAATGAGCCTCTGGGCAGTATCATCTATTGGACCTCTTTCGCTTATTTGTCTGCTCGATCAAGGCCACCACCTCGCGGGCTAGTTCCTTAGCAGACTTCTGATCACCGTATACTGTGAAATTATACTGGTTTCCGCCGCCAGAAGCAAGTCCGTGCTTAGGTCCAGACTGGGTGACAAGCCCGCCCTTGTGGTATGTCTGCTGGTTGATGGCGTTAAGGAAGCCCTCTCCGTAGTGCTGTACCGCCTCCTTCTGGACCATGAACTCACCAGGCTCGATCATTCCAACTAGACCACCGCGAGCATAGTTTGGCTTGCGGGTGTCGTAGTTGATTGGGCGACCAGCAGCGACATAGTTGGCCCAGTCAACTGGCGAGATAATTGTACCCTTCTGCTTGTTAGCCGCGTGGACCATGTTTCCGCCACCCATGTATAGACCAACGTGGTTAATTGGGTTCTGTAGGTTAACCCCGTTTGCGTACTTGAAGAATAGAAGGTCACCAGCGGTGATTTCGTTGCGGTTCGGGCGGGACTTAATAGCGTTGTACTGGCTGTTAGACACCGAACCACCAGGAAGGTTGAATCCGAATCTCTGATATACCCAGCGTACGAACGGAGCACAACCCCATCCGTCCTCAGGGCTTCCACCAGTGTATGAATAAGGCACTCCGACGTAGCGGGCTCCAAGTGCTGCGATCTGTGCTCCGAGTCCGGTTCCTGTTACGCCGCCTCCGCCTGATTGCGCGCCAGGCATTCCAACATCATTGGTGACTCCAAATCCGTCAGGGGTCATAGCCCCGTACGCTTGCGCAACCTTATCCACAGCACCTGCCATCACGCCCTTCATCATGGCACGACCCATTCCAGTTACAAGCCCTCCGGCAGCAAACTTCCTCTGGTTAATAGCGTCCATGAAGCCCTTGCCGTAGTAATTCACCGAAGCATTCGTCATAACAAATTCACCATTAGATAGTTTAGCATCAATATCATCAGAGGTTCCGTGCCCGGGACCAGTCGCTAGTCCACCAGAACTGTAGCGTGATGGAGAGTTAGACGGGGCTCCGCCATCAGAAACACCAGCCCTGTTCTGGAATTTCTGCGTCTCCTTATCGGTAAAGTCGAATGTTTCAACCCAAGCGTCGAGGTTCTTTTGCAGGGAAATAACCTTTTGTGTGTCTCCCATCGCCTTAGCCGCAGCAAGGTTAGCAACAAGATCCCACGGTGCCTTCGCTAGGTTTCCACCAACTGTATCGAAAATTCTCTGTGCTGTTCCCTGAGAGGTAGCAGTTCCGATGGCCTCCTTCATCAAATCACCAATGTTAACTCCGGCCGCTGCAAAGATTGGGCCCTTTTCCTTTAATGCCGCAGCCATACCCTCGAAGTCTCCTGGGTATTCAGCGATAATTGCGTCCCAGGCAGCCTTCGCGTCCTCCACGGCTTTGATCTCTTGTGCCTTTCGGCCATTCGTTCCGGTGGTTACGGCATCATTCATAGCCGCCTGGTTCGCACGCATTGCTTCTAGTTTAGCCTGCTCGGCCTCAATTGCTGCGTCGCGCTCCTTCTCAATTGCCTCAATACGACTTTCGGATGCCTTGTCAGCGATTCGCTCCTTATCTTCACGAGCCCACTCCGCCTTGGTGTAGGCCACCTCGTTCTTGATTAGTGCAGCAGCACCAAGATTTCCAGAAGAAATAGCCTCGTTGTAGGAAACCTGTAGGTCGCGTAAGGTCTTCTGACGGCTTAGGCGACGCTCTTCCGCCTCTTGTGCTTCATCAAGAGCCTCCTGCTTTTTCTTCTCGGCCTCGATCTGGTCGTCATACTTCTTGCGCAGCGCATCAATGTGGTCTTCCTGCGCCTTGATTGCGGCATCATTCGTTGCTTTGGTGTCAGTGGTTGACTCGCTATACGCCTTATTGATTGCTGCCATTCTATCTGCAAAAGCGCCAGTCCCACCGGCGGTGATAGCGTCCATAATCGCTCTATCTCCAACCGTCTCCCTGAAAACAACATCTACATACCACGGATTAGCAGAGATCTTGTCGAGATTCAGAGCAATTCCTTGCGCATTTAGGTTAAGAGCCTTGAGAACAAGTTCGGCGCTGCCACCATTGTCTAGAATAGACTGTGCTACGCCCTTCATGCTCTCAGGAACAGTGTCCATCACATCCTTCAGCGATGGCAGATCCCCACCAATCTCATTCAAGAACTTTTGCAGATCAACTGGTGCTTTTGTTGCTGATATATCAAGCATGGTACTGTATACTGCTTTGGCCGCCTCTAGTGTTTCATCGGAGAATAGGCCACCCGGCGTTCCATCTCCGCCTGCTAGTGCTGCCTGCTGCTCGCTCTGTGGAAGCGTGAGAATTTCATTAGCGATCTTTCTAGCCGCAAGGTAGTCCTTTAGTTGGTTCTTTAGATTGCCAGCCGCAGAGCCCTCTGCATAATTCATGATATCTGGAATCAGACCTGCTGCATCCGTCCCTCTACCAGAAGCGGTAAGTGCTGCAAGTATGTACTCCTTAATCTTGGTCATCTCTACCCCGGCAGCCTGCAACTCCACAACCTTGTCCTCTAGCAGACCACGCATATTGCCCATATCGTTCTCGCCCTTGAGAAGTTCAATGAAGTTTGCGTCCACGGAGCCTTCTGGTGCATTTTTGAAGGACTCTATCAATTCGGCAACGGCCGACCCAGACTTTTCTAGTCCCTCGTTGAACGGGATAAGCGCAACGTCCTTGGCGCTCTTGATCGAAGCGCCTAGTTTGTCAAATGCTGTTTCTCCAACCTCCTGAACGGATGCTAATTCTGCCTGCGCCCTTTGCATGTTTGAGATGATTAGGGGGATCGCTGATGCAAGACCGCCGACTGCGGCACCAATTGCCGTTCCAATTACAGGGGCGAACATACTTCCGATCATTCCACCCGTCATTGCTCCACCGGCTACTGTTCCAGCCGCCCCCAGCGCTCCGTCTCCGGACATTCCGGCAGACATTAGGCCGACACCGGCAGCAACACCGGCACCCTGAACCCATCTATTACCCATCAGGCCACGGAATCTTCCCCTCTTAGGCTCTCCTGCGCCCGAACCACCAACAATTACTCCAGTTCCTCCGCCAGCACCACCAGCAGCCCCACCCAGTTCCGCTGTTTCTGCCTCTACGTTCATAACGGCAGCGACACTTTGTGTCTTGGCGGCCTTGGACTGCTCTTTGGCGGCGTCTGCTTGCATATCGGCTGCATCGTCTAGTTTCTCTACAATATCTTCATCGAATAGACCGGCCTGATAATATTGCTGCTGTGGAACTGCTACGCCAAGTTGCGCTGTTCCTCTGTTGTTACCAACTCCGGGCGCTACACCAGTAAGTCCCGTTCCAGACACTACACCAGCAACAGCGGCGCGGGCGCGGGCCTCTAGTGCGTCCAACTGCTGTCGTAATTTGAGAAGCATCTGCTCTGCTGACCCACCGCTTGCCAGGATATCTTCGTACGCCTTGATTGCGTTGGTGTACATCTCTCTAAATCCGGAGTTTGGATCATTCATGACCTTCTGCATCAGATCAGCGTAAGCATCCATCTGGGATACACCGTTTTTAACTGCTAGTTTGTATTCCTGGGCGTACTGCTTGGCCCTTGCTTGCACTAGAGCCTTCTGCTGTGGGTCTCCTGCAAAGGTGCCCTCGGCCATGTTTGCGTAGGACTGCATAAACGCCAAATACTTGAGGTTAACCTCTTTGAATGCCTGCTTGCTAGGTAGCAGTCTAGCCATAGCATCATTACTCATGGCGTCTAGTTTAGCCTGCAATCCGGAAACTATTCTGGCCCGATCCGCCGAAGTCTCTTTTCTCTGAAGTGGCCTAGCAGCAAACTTATCGAGTTCGGCCTGCAACATGACACGCCTCTGCGTTGCTATATCCTCCATTGACTCGTCAAGGCTGACTATGGACGCTGCCGCAAAATTGGTCTGTAGTCCGCGCTGGAATTCTGCCTCTGGAGTCCCAGTATTTAGCATAGATGACATAACAACAGCCTTGTCGCCTTTTGTCCTGGCCTCCTTTTCGGCGTCCGTACTTCCAGTATATGTTAGTGCTGTTGGGTATAGGTGGCTTACTTCTACTCCGCCCATTCCGCTCTTAGTGCTAAACTTTAGTTTATCCTCATCGATAAGCCCTCTACCCCGGCCTCCGACAAATGCTTGCTTTGCTTTTTCAGCAGTGGTAGCAGCCCCGGTCGATACAGAGGTTGATGCCGCTTTGCCAGCACCGGCCAGTTCAGTAAGGCTGGCAATCAACTTGTTGATTCCAGCGTCCAGTGCTGTTACAGCCTTTGCCTGGTCGTAGAATGACTTCTCTAGTGTCTCACCGGCCAGTTTTGCGGCAACCGATTCTTTGGTGAGGTGATCGTATGCAGTCACACCTGATTTCCCGAATGTCTTGAACCAAGCAACACCCTTTACCAGATATCCAAGTAGGTTTCCGAGCACACCAGTTGTCATGATGATAGGACCGATAATGGCGGTCACAGTAAGAACTCCACCAATTCCAGTCTTTACGAAATCTGGTAGCATATCAAATTTCTCGAATAGCCAGTTAATAGCGTTAAGGCCCTTGGTGGCTAGTTGTAAGAAACCCTCACCAATACCAGCAAGTTCAACCTTTACCTGCTCTAGGGCTCTCGTGAACTGACCGCTGATACTTTCCTGTAGGGCTCCCAACTCTCGGTCGGCAATAGAGGCTAGTTCTCCTGCTTCCGCCCCCATTAGTTTCATAACCTCTACTGTCTGACTTCCGTCACGACCAAGGTTAGCGAACAGCGCACCCATTCTGGCGAACTGGTACTTTCCGAAGATCTGCTCAATTACCTTTTGTCGGCTGAACTCGTCAAGTTTATCTAGTTCTGCCTGGAATCCTGTGATCATCGGGAGTAACTTACCCTCCGAGTTAGCAATCACAGCATCAATATCGATGTTGTAACCCTTAAGCATCTCTCTCGCCTGCTTTGTCGGGTTAATCAGGGAGGCTAGACCAGACTTTAGGGCGTTGGCCGCTTCTGCCGCTGGAATTCCACCCTCACGCATAGCAACGACTAGGAGCGAGAGTTCCTTGATGTCTCCGCCCAGACCCTTGACAATAGGTCCGGCCTTAGGAATCGCTTCTACTAGGTCGTTCAGTGTGGTGTTTGTCTGGTTTTCTACCGCGTTCAGGAAGTTGATGGATTCGGCTAGTTCTTCTGTATTCGACTTGAATGCTGTCTGAATAGCCAGGGTTGCCTTCATCGCCTCGGCGCGATCAACCTCACCAAGTGTCGCCAGACGAGTGGTTTGCGTAACAGACTGCATCAGTTCGTCTCCCTGCTTTCCAGCAGCAGCAAATTCGGCTGCCAGGCCTAGTGTTTCCTGAGCAGACTGACCATATACCTTAGCAAGATCTCCTGATAGACCCATAAGGTCTTTTCTCAACTGATTTACAGTCGCTGGGCCCATCATAGTATTCATGGTGTTTCCGTACACCTTGACGATGCGTGTCATTTCCTTGTCAAGGTCGTAGGCTAGTTTTGCTGCCGCCCCGCCCAGCAGGGTAAGCGGAACGGTAAGACCAACGGTCAACTGACGACCAGCCCACTGCGTATTCTTACCCCAGTTAATCATAGCGGTAGCGCCATCGTTAAGAACCTTGTTCATAATCTGAAGTTCTTTACGGGCCACCGCTGCGCGGGTTGCTAGGGAATTGTCAAGTCCGGTGGGGGTTATTACATCAGCAATGGCCTGGCCCTTGGCGTCTCGTCCACGAGTAACTACCATAGAGCGCTCAAGCATGGTCTGCTGGCGAGCAAGTTCTGTGATCATGCTCTTGCGTCCACTTACGAAGTTGCGGTATTCGCGGTGGTAGTCACGTAGTTCTAGGCGCTGCTTGTGTAGAGCCTCCCCGAATTTCTCCGCCTCGTTGCGGAGCCTTACTGTTTCTGTAGTATATTGACGGGAAGCGGCAAGACCGCTGGAAAACTCTCGTACCAGATCATCTATCCCGCCGCTCTTACCCATCATTGCAAATGACGTGTTGAGGTTCTTAACTGCGGCATTAGCGGCATTGACCTGAGCAATCAGGTCTGCGAAGTTTGCGTTTGCTCTAAACTGTACGTCTACTAATGCCATATTATTCTTCTACTTCGTAGCCAAGTCCATGACCAATTCCGAAAAGGTCTCCCGCTTCTCCGACAATTGTGGAATCTGTAATGTCGTCTTCTGATTCCTCTGCGTCCATGTTGATTCCGACGCTTGCCATTATTATTTTGTGAAGTCTGTTTTCCTTTTCCCGTCCGGCATCTACGATGCCGAGTAGTTCATCGACTGTTAAGTTATCCTCCAACTCTTCAAAGTTTTTCCATGCTCCGGTGAGCATGACTTCCGACTCGTATTTCAGAAGGTCTAGTTCGAATTCTGACCACTTCTTGCCGCCACTGCTGTCACCATCGCCTGATCTGGATTTAAATCCAGGCCTGCACACACCTTGATGATGTAATTGATTGCCTCTGAATCTAGTGCTTCCTCTAACCACTCAACGTCGTCGGCCTGCTCGCCAAGTGGCTTACGTAGGCAGATCTGTACCAGTGAAACTAGAAAATCTATTTCTGGTCGCTCGTCCTCGCCCTTTACGTATGCATCCCAGGTTTCCTGAAAAGCCCTGTAGTTTTTGATGTTTAGCGGACGTAGTTCTACCTTCGTACCGTCCTGTAGTTCAATAGTCTCTTTTGTCGAAACCTTGCTCATGCATTCCTCCTGTTGATCATGCTGAAATTGTATCAAATCGATCCATAAAACGCAAAAGCCAGCCGCGAAGGGCTGGCTCAGCGTTGATCAGAGATCAGTACGAACGGTCGATAATTCTACCGTAAGCGTTCGAGGTTGATGCTAGAGGAAGTAGACGGAAGTTAACCGCAAACTTGGTCTCCTCATTACGACGTAGCGAGTGAGTTGAAGACTCGACATTCATAACGCGGGCTGTGTAATAAATACGCTCCGTGCTCTTTGCCGGATCTACAGTTGCTCGTGGCGCTCCACCAACAGCGATCAACGAACGCTCAGGTGGGTACTCACCAAGAACTCCACCCTGAATTTCAAGAGTGGCGTTGTCAGCATCGGTGCGTGTTAGACCTGTGTTCTGGTTGAATGCCAGGTGCAGGTTCTCTAGTGTTGCCTCGCTCATTGTCGTACGAAGGGAAACCTTCATAGACTGCTTGAACAGAAGAACAGCGTCGAGTGCCTGGTCTACAACAACCTCACCGTACTGAGGCTCGTACATAACCTCAAGACCATCAGTTGTGTATCCTACGTCGCGCCAGTCTGATGTCAGACCGGCTAGGGTTGTCTTTGCGGACACACCTGCTGACCATGTAGGAAGAGGCTCTGCGGCCGTACCATCCTTGGTTGTGCCTACAGAAAGGAAGATCTGAGCGGCACCAACGATGACGTTTCTAGATGTTGCCATGTGATATTTTCACCTACCTTAAGAGTTTTCGTGTGCTGGCTAGGCGCTTTCGTCGTTGCCCACAGCATATCTTCGAAAACATTAAAATGCAAATTAAACGTATAGTCCGTCAGAGTCTTCTATTCTGACGTAGTTATAGCATATTTGGATGCTTGCTGATAACCGCCCGGCCTCGCTCTTAGACGGTTCTGCCTCTTCGACCCATTCTACGCTCACCGTCTGGAACCAATACTTACCAGAAATTCCAGAAGTTCTATTCACCTGTTTAGCGGATTCGTCCATTCTGCGGCATGATTCCTTGATCACGTTGATCATCTGTTTGATCTTATTGAGATCTGGGCCATAGATGACGTAGGTCAGTTCATCTCGCTCGACCCACCATGCGTCCGATGAACTGGTGCTGTTCTGTGTCGTCAATACATCGAATACGAAGTATGGGTTGTCGTCAAAGGTGTTAGCGATCAGTGGCTCCTCCTGTGCTGGGGTGAACGGCAGGATCACCCCTCCAGTTATTCCGCTGATATAACTAGAAGATGACAGAACGCCGCTAGCGATCAGTTTATTCCAGACATAGCGGTTGATATCTGCACATGCCGAATCTGAGTAATCAGTCATCTTCTCTTGTCCATTCCTTCTCTACATTTGTTCTTGCTAGTCCCTTTACAGCCGCCCGGCTCATGCTGGACCTGGCTGTGGCTCCGCGAATAGCGGAAGGGATATTCTCTCCTGCGCGCTTAGTAATCCGGGCAGTGGTTTGTAGAGCCCCACTGTCAGACAATTGCTTTACAGCAAGGCCTGACGAGAAGTATCCGGAGAACGTTCTAGCAAAGGAGTATCTTACGTTTGTTCCGCCGGGATTTCTCACCGTCACCGGCCCCTTGCTGAACTTGATATTACCCTGCCCAGTAAACTCATACTTAACTGGAATGGCAAGCCAGCGAGCCTGCTTACGACGAACCGTTACAGGAATTCCCTCTTCCATTATATATGCCTTGCGACGGAATACCGCAGAGCGCTTTACTGATTTACCAGAAGGCCCTGGGATTGCCAGGCTGGGGTGGATGTCAGCAACTCTTCGGCTGTTGATGAAGTTGTACTTGATTCTCATTCCGGATGTACCATTCTGTGTCCGGGTCATTCTCCATAGACGGTCGTTCTTGTTTCCGACCCCGCGCCACTCGTACACATGGTGATACTTCGACTTCTCTAGCCGAGCCTTGGCGTCAATGTATTTTCCGAAATTGCGCTCGACATGACGAAAGATCTTGTCGTTGTATCTGCGCATGGATTTCTCATCAACGTTGGCGTACCAGAATACATCTAGTTCGTAGTTGAGTGTTCCTGTCACGACTTGATTCAGGTTAGTGTCAATGTCAATCCTCATCTTGGATTTCCACCCGCTTCGCCATAACCTGATACTCCAGAACTCGACCGAACGGATCTAGAATTGGCTTACAGCCCTGTACCTCGAAAACCATGCTTCTATCTGGGCGCTCGCCCTGCGGCCATAGAATCTGACCATCGGCACCACGAATATTCGAGATCCGGAGACGCTTCGACAGGAACTTACCAACCTTAATGTTGATTAGTTCGTACTCGGTAAACTCGTCAGCAAAACGCTTTCCAGAAGCAACATCGGATGCGGAATCGGTAAGGATGGACTCAGCATAGCAACTGATGGTTTCACAAACAGAATACTCGCGCTTCAACTGGAAGGTTTTTGGATCCTGTGTCACGGTCGCCTCAAGAATGTCTGCTGTCATTCTGTAATTGGCAGATGTTAGGCAGCCGTACATTTATACCACCCAGGCGTCGAAAACTTTGTACTTCTCTAGAAGGGTGTTCGCTGCTGCATTTCCGGTCCCGGCATAGGCGCGGTCATCAAAACTGAACTTCCAGTCCTTGACCTGAATGTGGTTGATGTAGCGGTTGCGGTAGACCGAATCCTGGCATAGTAGATCGTAGATGATGTAGTACATTGCCTCTTTAACATCGGAAGGAACAAATAGGGAGCCGAACTCGCCGTATACATCATACCTGTATCCGTAACGGAAACTGCCATATGAGTATACGAGTGATGGTCGCTCTTCCTCGGTGTAGTCGATTCCCGGCTCAGATATTCTCAATCCAAAGCCTGAGTTGGACGCCTTAAAGGTAACGCCCCACTCGTTAATGTCGTCGTCAACGTCATAAATCAGTGTGTCATTCTCGTAGATCTTTTTGAGGGTGATCAGTGGTTCTGGGAGGGTGAGCACGTCTACCTGCTGGCCCACCCCACTCTTTGTCTCGTATGCTCTACCGAAAGAACTATTTGTGAACCTATCCACGTATGCTCGGGCCACCTTTTCAGCGGCAACAATTCTATCCAATGGCTGATATCCAGGGTCAGATGATGAAGTGAACTGGTATCCAAGCCTGGAGCAAATTTCTGATGGTGTCAAGTAGGGGGTCACTACCTCGTGGTAGTCAGTAATGGTATAGGCGTCTCCGCCAGTATCAATTGTCCAGACAACCCTTACCAGGGACTCAGCGAATGTCTCCTCCACTGGAATCTCTGCGGTCCAGGTCTCTGTTGTCGCTGGCGCAGTTGGGTTCTTCTGCGAAACAACTAGTGGTAATTGTGTACCGTCCGCCCGCACCAAAATCGCGGTCGGGTCTACAGAGGTCGGCTGACCAATATTAATAGATACAGATGTCTCTGTATTCACATAGATTTCACTCACAGGCCAGCCGCCCCCATCATGCGTAGTAGTCTCTCAATTCCTTCGGAGTGGCTAGTCTAAAACCGAACTCCTCAAGGATCAGGTCTGCGTCATCTGCGGCAACAATCTGGTATGGGTGCTCGTAGGTGAAGGTATAAACTGCTCCACTATCTCCGTATGCGTCCCAGCGACGGTTATTGCGCGTCATCTTGATAACGTATGTCTCGCCACTCAAGTTAGGCTTTTGGCTCTGGACGGTACGCTGAGGGGCAACTACTGCCTCTGCCTCTGCCTCCGGCTCGGGATCTGGGAAGACGTGCTCCTTCACCATCCCTAGCGTAATACCGTTAGCGTCTAGTTCGTCCAAGATTTCTGCCTTCTTGGTCAGGCTACCAAGGTCTACGCCAAGTTCCTCAGCGATGATCTTGAGTTCATTTACCTTGTAATTCTCTAGTTCAGACATGTGATTCCTCTCGTCTAGTCCTGACGATTATAGCAAACGCCAGAATAAAAAGCAAGGGGGCCGGTTTGACCCGGCCCCCTACACTTGTGGTGCGTTAGATCAGACGCTTACCTTAACGTCCTTCACGATCACGAATGCGTCTGCATTCTCGATCTGTACACCTACGCGAACGTAGGCAACGAATTCAGTTGTGTCCTTCTTCATTGCGAAGTCGGAGTAAACCTTGACCTCTCGCTTGATTCCCCAGATACGGTTGTCTGGGAATGTCAGTTCTACGTGACCGTGGTCACCTGTAGCGCCGGAGTATGTACCGTCAAGAGTTTCATCGAATAGAGGAACCTCCTTGACTGGAATACCGAACGCGTATGGACGGATAGATCCACCAGGAGCCGCTGGGTTACCGCTAAGGACAGCCTCAGCGATAGACTCAGGAGCCGTAGAAATGTCAGTCAACTTGTACAGCCAATCCTGCTGTAGGTTGGATCCGGTGTAGAAGCGCAACTGGTTGCGGCGCTGTAGGTACTTGCGAGGCATAGCCTTGATGGCCTTGTTGAAGATGGCCTTGTCAAGCGCTGCACCTGCACCAGCAACTACGTGTCCGTTTGTCAGAGCCAGTTTCTTGAAGCCATCGAATGCTCCAAGTAGCGGGTCAACGGATGTGTCATCACCGTTAATAGCCAGATCCTCAATGTCGTTACCGAACTGAGTAGCCATTAGGCGGGCGATGTGATCCTGAATACCAGACTCTAGCGCATCCTCAACAGACTCGGTGGAAACCTCCCAGTCTAGACGAAGTTTCTTTGTTGTGATAGAAATCTTCGTGAACGTTGGGATCGCGTTAACACCGTCGTCAACTGCCTCTGTAGCCTGGCGTGCTAGACGCTGGCCTACGGCAACCTTGTCGATGTCAACTGTGTCAGCCTTCATTCTCTTTACGAAACCTTCCTGTGCAAGAACGGTAGCGTCCCAGATGTAGTCGATGAAGCGGTCAGACTGCTCTGCGTTTAGCAGACCACCACCACCCGCGCCAACTACGCTGGTTGTTGTTACCTTCTCAAGAAGTTCATTGCTCATTTGTTGTTTTCACCTACCTTTTCTTTGATTACATCTTTCAGCGAACGACGAAAGAACTGCCCCAGATGTTGTTGTTATTTTTTGGTTCTGCATCCCCGCCAAGGTCAGCAGACTTCTTTACAGCAGATGATTCGTCAATTTCCTTGAGAGACTTCTGTGTGCTCTCAACTTCATCTGCTACGGTCTTTAGGTTCTCGGCTACCGCCTCGAACTTCTCATTGACAGACTTAGCAAACTCGGCCAACTGGTCGGCGGTTGCTGCTGCTGTCTCTGCTAGTTTTTCGTTGAATGTCTTTAGTAGAGACTCGCTAATCTCGCTAAGCGCCTTTTCCAGGTCAAATTCTGGCTCTACTGTTTCTTCGACGGTGGCAGCCTTCTCAGTTACTTCCTCTGCTACAGGCTCTTCAACCGTCTCGGCCTCAGCCTCTACGGTCTCCTCAACCACGTCTTCTACAACTACTGTTTCTTCAGACACTTCATTACCTCCTTCGCTGTGGGCTTCCCCTGTAAGTTCACCCTTATGGTTCTTTATTAGTGCTCCAACAGTTTCCGCCTTTTCAGCGTCAGTACGCTCAACCCATCCAATGCTCTCCATTTCAGAGGAGCATACTGGGCAGGAGGCGCTGTCAGAATCTTTAGTTACGGCAATTTCATCCTTGCCGCACCAAAAAACGCTCTCGGTCTCAATTTCAGAGACCATTCCCTTCATTGCCATCCCTCCGTCTACCTTGACGATGGATAGAATATTCGCCAGTTGATTCGCTGGGTTGTCAACCACGGATAGTTCGATCAGCGAATACTTGGTGATGACTCTGATGGTCTTGTCGGCTGACTTATCGAATACATTATCGGCTTCGTGAATCTCTCCACCGATAGAAAACCCTGATAGTGTGCCGTCTAGAACCTTTTCCCATGTATCTGCCGCGCCCTTGCTGATGTACGCCGTAACGAAGATTCCGCTGTACATCTTCTCGTCAACCGGGTCATACATTTCCTCTACTGAGAAAGCAAGAACTCTACCGACAGCCTTAGCCTGGTGCATCTCTCTAAGATTTCCGCGGAACTCCTGAAATGCTTCCAGGCTGGCCTGTGTCGAAACAACATCTCCCTGCTTGTCGATATTGTCAAGCGTCGCAAATCCTGAAATTGTTCGGGACTCGCGGTCAACCTTAACAATAGGGACGGCAAAGCGGAGATTGCTTCCGTCTAGGTCAAAGTGTGCTTTCTCGAATATCATAGTGTTTTGATAATAATTGTATTTATCTTAAAATGCAAATTATTGTGTAGTTCTTCCGTCACCCTGCGCGTTTCTGCCCTCTCCGGCAGAGTCGGATGATCCGGCTGAGCGGTCGGCATCACGGGTTCTTGACTGCTGGGCCTGGGCCCTTTGCTCCGCCGCCTCCTGTGCCCCGAGAGATACCGGCTTGTCTCCGCCCTCTAGTGGTGGTAGGCCGTGGCGCTTGCGAATCTCGTTCGGAACAATGGTCTTCATTCTCAAGTAGCGCTCATCGATCTTGCTCTGGGTGTCCTCATCGGATAGGGTCATTTCTAGCAACTTGAACTTGAAGTTATCGGTAACGCTCTTGATGATGAGGTCAATACGCTTTTCTAGCATGTCCTGGCGTGGGCGGGTTACCTGCTCCTTGAATCCCTTGTCCGCGTCTCTGGCTGCCGCCAGGCCGACCCCATCCATATATCCTGACTTCGACTTAGGTGTTCTGTGGGCCATGAAGATCTCGTCAATATTCATCTTGCGGTATGTGTTGAAACTGCTGTCCTGGGCCTTAGCCTCAATTGCCTCCATCTTGAACTCGACCTTGTTTCCGTCAGAGTCGGCTGGGAGCGGCAGGAATACGCTACGGTGGTGCTTGCCCTTTACTCCCGTCTGAAACAATTCAAGGATCTTGCGCTGGTTGGCCTCAGATATAGAAGCACCCTTTAGATAGATTACATAGCGCGGAACAGCCTTGTGCTCGAAATAGTCAAGGTTGTAGCGGCTGGCGAACTCGTCACCGGCTAGCGCTTCTGTGGCGGGGATGATGTCTGGAATTCCGTAGAAACTGTTGGTCGGAGTGTAATTCTTTACGTGAATTACCTCGTTCGGGTTCCTGTCATCGGTCAGTGGGTTCTCTGTCTTGGTGTCCCCAAAGTTCCTGAAGAATATTACTCTAGTTCCAACTAGTTGTACGAATCCGTCCCTGTCTCGGCGGACTCTCATGGTCACGGATGGAATGTGACCTACAAAGTTGATCTTGCCACTCTTTGTCCGCCCGATTTCGATATAGGCGTTTCCTGTAGACTCAAGGTCTACCGCTACGGCATGTAGGGTGTCGGAGAATGGCTGTAGCCAGTTCAGGCTATTTAGCCATTCCAGTACCGAGTTCTTCTCGTCTTCTGCCTGGCGCTCAAGTCTGTCTCTAGTCTTATCTGTGTTTGCCCGCTCGATCTGTGACTTCAGTTTATAGGTCGGCTCTAGGTCATATCCAAGATCAACTATATTAGCGACTTTGGACTGAACGGCGGCGTAGTGAGGGGCGGACTTCTCGTAGACCTTAGCAAGATATGTTGGGTTGTAATCTGGAACCACTACCCCGAAGTTGTCGTAGGCAAAGGTGTATCCGACCTCTACCGCCTTGCTCTTCGCCACCTCGGCCTTGTGAATCTTGCGGCGCTTGAAATTAGGGGCGAGGCCGGTAAGTGAACGATACTGCTCATTTGTCAGTACGAATGGGTCATTTGATGGATTGGTTGTGTCAATCTCTGAGGCTACTGTTACCTCGATCTCGTGAGCCGCTGCGGGCTCAACTTTCGTCACCCGACGACTAGCCGTACGCTTAGTATCCGAGGCCACTTTGCATCGCCTCAATCTCACCCATTAGTGCCGGAACGTCATATGGGTCCGGAACATATCCGTCCATCATGCGCTCGACCTGGTGCCAGAATTCGTTCTCGCTGATCTTTCTAGAACCAGCGTAGAACACTGCAAATCCGTCCGGGTATCCGTGGTGTGCTGCGGCTTCCTGTAGTCTGCGGATACGCTCTTTATCTCCCTGCCTCGAAGCAATCGAAAGGAAGTTGGCGTCGTCGTCGGTAAGGAAGTTTCCGTCAGGCAACTGCCAGACATATACTCCGATATTGGTCTCTTGGACGATTTGAACCCGTGGTTTTGTGTTCTCCCAGGTCTTTTTGACCGGCTCATCGGGATCTACGTCTGTGCTTAGCACTAATTCTGGTGTTTCCTGCTCGCTCATGTCACTCATAATACCATTTCTGTCTACTTAAAGCAAAAACTTGTCATACCGGGATCACATTTGTGTGCCATGCGGGGGCATAGATGTTCGGGGCCTTGTTCTGGGCCACGCTGATCGAGTCCGCCACGTCTGCGGAATACTTGTAGCGGCCAAGGAAGGCTGAGTAGTGCTCGGTGATATTGTCTGCGCTGAGAATATAGTCGTATGCTGCGAAGTTCTGTATTCCTACTCCGTTTACATAATTGGTCGAGTTGTATCCGCCCCCGATATATACCTGTCGGTCAGTCAGATCAGCCGGTAGAACCGCGTACACATGCACCCACTGGTTGTACAAATTGGTGATGTTCTTGCCGGACATGTTAACGTTGTTTATATAAACGGTAGTGAAGTTGTGGCTGAGCGCGTTGCCCGCCTTGTTGATAGATATGTATCGCTCGGTGGACCCGTCATAGATCGATATCACCCGGCCAGAATTGACGGTATCGAAATCGATGTATAGCAGGAACTCGAAGGAGCGGTACTCGTAGTGAGTGGTCACACCATCAACATTAACGTCAGACACTACGCCTCGTACAGATCCCGAGTCGAAGAACAGCCCATCGTATTTGTTTCTGGTGAAATAGTTCGGTTCTGCCGCGCTGATCCATGCCTCTCCGGTTCCGGTTAGGTTTATCTCGGCCTCGGAATTCTCGGAAATGATCTTCCGGTCGGTGATTGCTCTAACCACGATCTTGGAGAATGATGGGTAATTTGCCTCTCCGCCATATGGGGCAGGTGCTGCCCAAAGATACGGGTTGACCGTGATTTCCTGGTTGATGCCGACCCCGGGCGTAACGTTCTCTGGAATAGATGAAATCGGAGTGATAAACCTGTTTAGATTGGAGGCGGTGGAATCGCTAGTCGTAATAGATAGTTCCTTGTGAGCCCCGTAGTTTATGGCATAAGCGGTCTTGATCTGCTCGTCGTCCGGAAGCAGCACCTTTGCCACCAAGTAGGACTCGACAAATCCTACGTTCTCATTGGCCGTGTTCAGCGGCCATATTCCTGTGGCAATCCATGAATCGTAGTAACTCTCATAATTATTTCCGAGTTCTGCGTCTGTACGAATGCTGTTATGTGTTGCTAGGTAGCCTATGTTTGGGATCGCCGCTCCGCCGTACGTTCCATCTGCTCCAATAACTAGTTTTGTAGTTTCGTCAACGACGATGTTGATGGAATACTTGCTCTGCCCTCCGACTGGGTTCAGCGTAAATACTGGATCACCAGTTTTGATGAACAACTGGCCGCTGTCGTACATGAAGACGAAATTTCCAGTTGCCGTATTAACGGCATCATCGAAGGTGATGTTGGTCGGCGTCTCAGTTCCGTCTGGCGCAATATCTGTAACGTCTATATGAATGTCGTTGGCCGAGTCAACGTAGCACTCTAATCTCTGTACATCACCTATTAGGGAGAAGAGGTATTCGTCTCCAGCCCGCGAGTTGTCGTCTGATGTCTCGATGTATATTACCCACTGGTCACTTCCAAGGTAGCCTAGGGCGTTTGTATACAGGTACTCACCGGCCCCAATTGTGACACTTGTTGCGTTCCAGCCCGGCTCAACATCATACGACAGAGCATCCACCACCTTGTTCGAATATAGTCCATCCTTATCAATATTGATGTTGTAACTGTCAGTCGATCCAAATTCCTGGTCTAGTTCTATGTCGTAGTAGGATGTATTCGAAATACGCATCGGGAAAACCTGCCCGTTGTCATTGGCGCAGGCGTCTACATGGCTGATCGGTACGGCGGCGTTGAATTTGTCAAGGATGTTCTGCGGCGTCAGAGCACGGTCGTATACGCAAACATTCGAGGCGAACTCGGCGTTGATGGTCAGGGTGGTAGAAGAGTTGGTGAAGGCGAATCCCGCCGGTGCATCTTCTACGAATTTGTTCTCCCCGTCGATATATATAGACACAGAGTTTCCGGTCCAGGTCAGAGCGAAGTAGATTCGTGAGTCATAGTCGTCAATGTTGAAGTGGTGCTGCAATACACCAGGGAAATTCACGTATAGATTGGAGTTCTGGACTCCGACGACATTCGTTCCGAGTGACAGTAGGTTCCTGGTGCCGTAGTCTGCGTAATCGTTATTGGGGTGGATCTCGAACCATCCATCTATGGTGAACGGGAGTGGTTCTTTACCTGCTGTTCCGAATGCCCGCCCCAGCGTAGAAGTCGAGCCATTACATACAGAAGCATGAAATCCTGGGACTAGCGGCTGGTAGGTTTTTGGCGCGGTGCCAGTGGCGGTCGGGGTATTGATGCTGGCGAAAGTTCCAGATCTTCCCATTACATCTACCGCTCCGTGAGTTATGTCCAGCGGCCAATAACTGTAGGGGTTTGTCGAGATTACGTATTCTCTATACATGATTATTTAGTATATCATTTTGGGCGGTAAACGCAATCACCCCGGCCCAGCGGGACCGGGGGATCACGGTAACTTCCACCCTAAAGCACGGGACGCGAAATTGCTGCACTCCCCGTAACGACTAGGCGCTCCCAACTGGGACTACCAGACGTTAGTATAAGTATATCATAGACCGAATATATGAAGCACGAACCAAGACACTAGACCGAAGGCGGTGGCTGCAAAGACCGCTGCTCCTACCGCCCGCTTTTTAGTGTCCTGTGACAGCAGCCCAATCCATTTACGGGTATTCTCAGAAAGGGTGTCACCCTTTTGCTTATTTATCAGTGTAGCGCCCTCTATAACTCCAAAAGACGCTATTACTGTAATCAGCCAAACTATCCAGGTTGGTTCGAAGTTCATGTGCCGTTTGTAGAGTTTAATTGCCTAACTGTAAGCCTGATCAGAGCGTTCATCTGACGGGTTAGTGATCTGACCTGAGCAACTACCTGGGCATTTGTTGGTGATGCTAGGTCTAGGAATGCTTGATTAGCGGCAAGTGCTGTTACTGCTTTATCTTTGAGTGCTTTTTCGTTAACACTCGCCGCCCCCTCGGGGGTGGCAGAGATAAGAGCCCTAGCCTCTGCTGCTGTTATGCTCACACCATTATTATCAAAATAAACTAGTGATCCGTTTTCGTTCTTAACTGTAACCATTAGACTTCCGCTCTCCATGAAATAACTGCTGCCGCTAATGCTACTATATCAGCCGGTGGATTGTCTAGTTCTCTAAATGCTGATAGCGCAGCCGAGACTTGTTGGTCGATGATCACCGTTTCTTCTGGCGTTGGTGCTGGATAGAGTGCAGATAGCGCTAAAGCATTAGACAACGCTTCACGATTCTGTTGAAGGGCGGCATTAGTAGCATCTAGTGCGGCTGCCGCCGCAGCGATAGCCTGGTTGTACTCAACCACCTGGGACTCTGTAGGAATCGCAGCATCTTCTTCGGGCGTCATTGGCCTCTCGACCCCGCCCTCAATTATTGTTCTTGTCGTAACGTTTATTGTGATGTCGCCTAGTGGCGCTAGGTAATCTGGCATTATCCGAAGAACCTCACTTGACCAATTCCTCCATTTGTTGAGTTAGAGCCTATACCAACGGCCATTGTTCCAAAAATGTCTGGGAATCCGTTGAGAGGCGGACCAACACCGGCCATGTACTTTCCTGCCGAATTGGCCTTGGGCGCTCCCTGCATTCCGGAACCAGAAGTAATATACCATTCCCAAGTGGTTCCAAACTTTGTCAGCCATATAGTATCACCGGCAACCACTGACGCGCCACACGTTGCTAGCACGGTGTTAGAAGAAGATGCGTCGTAAACAACAAACTGCATGGTTCCCGCGCTATCCACTCTGAGGCCGTAGCCATAAAATGACCCTCCCTGTGTTGCAATCTGTCCAGCGTTAATAAATGTACCGGCTTCTGGAAGCGTCCACACAACGGCACTCATTGTGAAGAACGCAAGCGCGACGGCCTGGTAAGATCCGTACCTTACCCCCAGGCCCCAGGGCTGCCCGCCACTTGTCCGGGCGTGGTATCCATTAGCATCATACTTAAGATTATGGAAGTTTCCAACTTGCAGATTAACATTGATGGGTGACATGACCATAGAATTAGCGCTAGCAGCGGTAATTGTTTCATCTACACCGGTATTTGCATAGGTAAATGTTGTTGTTGTTGGCACAGAAGCAACGGTAACTGTTGGGAGCGTTCCATACCCGGACCCAACATTAATTACTGTCAACCTGTCACCAACCGCGAGTTTGTGGGGCCGGTTTGTTGTCAGCGTAGCAATGTTTGATGATCTGGATCTGTTTGTAATTAGGAGGGGGGTGAGTGATGCTGACGCATAGGATCCAGCAGCCGTACTACCAATGTCGCTGCCCGTATTAGAATAAGTAAATGTTGTTGCTCCGGTAACAGTAATGGTGGCATTAGTTGTATTAAATCCCGCTGCTCCGGTAATAGCATAGAGGTCAACTATATCCCCGGTTGCAAATCCGTGTGACGACGATGTGGTTATTGTAGCAACATTCGAAGTCCTCGACACGGTAGAAATATATTTATATGCTTGGTGATGATCCCACGCAGCATTGCCAGATCCTATATTTTTAGGTCTTACAATTTGCTGATCTTCATCTATACGCCATGACCATCCGGGCGACGGCTGTGGTCGAAGAATCATCGGCTGAACCGTCATCAACCTCCATAACCTATCTCTTGTAGGAGACGGCCATGGAGAACTAATAGTTCCTGAGGTTGCCGTGCTATTTATTGTTCCACTAACAAGGCAAAGGAACTGTACTGTGTAGCCATCAACATTGAGAACTATTCTATCTCCGTCAGCATCGACGTGAATACCGGCAACAGTTATTATGTCTCCTGGCTCTAAACTATGACCACCGGGAATAACAATTGAAAAAAAATTAGTAGATCTTGAGTAGGAGGATGCTGTCCACCTAGTCACACCGTTTACACCATCGGCCCCCCTTGGGCCTTGTACCTGTGCATATCCAAAGTCGGCGCGTAGGGATGATCCGAAGGTGTTTGAGTCAGTAGACTCGATAATTCTAAAGTCACCGGCCGACCCGGAACTTGCAGGTATGGGCGCTGAACTAGCGTTGTTGTTTGCCGCCCACATTTGAGATTGCTGAACCTTGTTAACGCCAGATCCGGTTTGTGCAAGAGAGACTATTCCGGCCGCAGTTGCAGTAGGCGCAACCCATGTACCGTCAGCGCGCAAAAACTGTGTCGTATTATTCGGAGGTACGACTACACCACGAACGCTAGCCGCTGCGGTTGGTAGTATTGCTGCTACTTGAGTACCAGTTAGGTCTGTTGGGTTTCCTGTTCCCGTTCCTGCGGCCCGGCCCTTGATTGTCTGCTCGGAGACTGTTGCTAACTTTGAATTAGTTACAGCGTTGTTATCAATGGTGAGCGTAGTTCCGCTACCACCAACAGTAATGTCGCCCTTATCGCCGTCTGTTATGTGAATACCGTGGCTTGTTGCTGCTTTACCAGCAAGGTCGGTTGTCAGGTTTGTTACTTGTGACTGTGCTATTGTTACTGGGTCTGAGCCCGCTGATCCATGTGATGCTGCGTGGGCTGCCGGGGTTGGGGCGGCTGTCACAGGCTCCCATCCGGTTCCGTTCCATTTCCATGTACGGCTACCGTAGGTATATTGCTGATCTAGCGTTGGACTTGATGGAAAATTAATTGGCATGGTTATCCTATTCTAACACACCGCTCGCAAAAAGTGCAGCGGAGTTGATTTCGTTTACTCTAGAATTTATCCACATAATGTGCTTGTCGCAAATAGCGTCGTCTATATCAGAATCTCTATATTCTAACACGGCCTGCTGCACAATCGATAGGGCCTGCGGATAGGTCGGTCCTTGTGGAGTTCCGTAAGATAGCAGAATCTCACGAGCATTGGCAAGGGCGTCCCTGTGCGCTACCGCCCCAGACTCTCTGAACTGCTCGGCATCCATAGCATCCATTACTAAAAGTTCTTCTGGTGTAGCGTCTCGTACTTTTTCAAGTGGGTCACCGACCCACAGACCAGTTCTGTCGAGTTTTTCTACCAAAATGCCACCGTCTACATATGACTCTCTATACATTAAGCGCTTCTCCTTGCTTGTAACCTTGGTACTACGGTAGGTCTTGTTCCACCGGCCCAGGTGCCAATGGAGATCGCTGCGAGGCTAGTTTGCCCAGTCACTTTAAATGGGGCCGGATTAACTAAGTCTCCATAGTAATAAAATGGGCTGTTTTGCTGTGCCTGTATCAGAGAACCAGCACGGACTGTCATTGACGAACCTAGGGCAAGTATGCATAGGAAGAAAAATGAGTTAGCAAACTCTGCTTGCGCGGTAAAACTATAGGCAGAAGAAAAAACTCCGTCTTTAAACCCTGTAGACGCTGTTGATATTCCAGTCACATGCCTTTGAGCGTTCGATGGAAAAGTAACATTTGCATTATACAGGGCCACCTCCGCTGTGCCACCACCAGATATTACCTCGAAACCAATTCTGTCTAGGGACATTATTGACTGAGATACAATGAATGGTATAGCGAATGCCTCTCCCGCTGCAATCACCAGATCTGCTGCACGCACATGTGTCGGTTCAAGACCGGCCCCAATGTTATCACCAGTTGCCTGTGGATCAGCATAGGCCCCGCCAACTACCACTCTAGTTTCGGTGGTCCCAGCCCTGTCCCTTAGGTTGACGCCAACACCAGAGAAGTTTAGTGTAGGCCTTTGTGTAAGGGCTACCTCGTTTCCAGGCTTAACGGTCTGATAAAACGATCCACCGCCAGAAACAGTTACAATTACTTCTCCGGTTCCGGCTGTTGCTGCTACACCGGCCCCTTGAAAGTCTATCTGGGTTACACCAGTTGCGATGTTTCCGCTTTCGTCCTGAATGGTTAGCGATCCACCACCTCCACCGCTTCCGCCAGCGTCGGTCATAACCCACTGTGTAGAAGTTCCGTCGTTCAGCCAGATGTATTCGTTTCCAGTTTCATTACTGATCCATCTATCACCGATATTTGGCGATCCTGGTGGGGTTGTAGCGTAAGTAGTTGTGCTGTGGCTGCCGTGGCTTGTTGCTGCTGCGCCCACGTCTGTAGCGTCAAGGCTCACCGCCCCCGTTTCGCCATTAACAGAAACTACCGGAGATGCCGGGTAGGTCAGAGCAGTCCATGACGCTAACTGTGTAGGATCATCACCCGTAATAACCCAGTTTGTTCCTAGGTCTGTGCGAGTACACCAGTCTCCTTTTTGGCCTACAAGGGCTAGCATGGCTGCTTGATTGGCTGCCGCCCCGAGGTATTCCGTAATAGCAATTGCTGGAATCTGTGCGGCTGGAACTTGCCCTCCGCTGTCTAGGCTCGCGTAACCATCTGCTACGCCCTTTTCTGATTCCTTCTGGTAGCCTACGTGTGGGTCTGCTGCGCCTTCGTGCGCCGATACGGCTGACGCTGCCGCGCCAGCGGTCTCTTTTCCAGACAGCAGCGTATCAATTTCTGACTCTGTGTAATATCTGTCATCGTGATTGTGTGTTGATGGAGTACCACCAAGTGCTGCTATATTCCAAAGGAGTAGGACTTCGGCGTTGTTTGAAATCTCCGGCCCGACTGGTGCTACGGATACGGAAACAGGAATTTTCCAGTAGCCGGTCCCGTCTACCGCCGGGCCGGTTACGTTGTAGCGTACTCGACTTGATGCATCAGACTTTGGCTGAATAAATACCTGATCACCAACTGCTAGAAGCGGTGTGAAGTTAGAGATATTAAGACCGGCAAGCGTCTGGTTGTCGATGTACAAGAATGTAGCATTGGCTCTCAGCGCATCATTCAGTTTGAACTTACCGTTTGATGGGTCTGCGTCTGTTACTGATGTTGAAAATTTCCAGTATGAGTCGGTTGGTGATCCTCCACCGCCCGGCTGCCAACCTGCGCTACCGAGACCGTCAGCGGTCCATACGTAATTCTCTGCTGCCGCTGTTGGGTCTGGGATGTCTGTGTGATCGTATGTGGATTCGTGTGTCGCTACCGCTCCGGCTGGCTCCGCGCCTACGTCTGCTGCGCTTAGGCTTACCGCACCAGTTTCTCCATTTACCGAAACTACTGCATCTGCTGGATATGCCAGAGCAGTCCACCCACCAATTACTGATGGGTCTGATCCGGTGATAACGTATACTTTATTCTCATCTGAGCGAATTACCCAGTCGCCTTTTTGACCTACCGCCCCAAGCATCGCAGCCTGATTAGCAGCAACTCCAAGGAACTCTGTAATTGCTATGTCTGGTATCTGTGCCGATGGGATTTTTCCTGATCCGTCCAGGCTTGCGTATCCGCCCGCGACTCCCTTTTCAGACTCTTTCTGATATTGGGTGTGTGGATCTACGCCGAGGTGGGTATCTGCAAATTCCACGGCAGCATCGATACCGGCCTCCATACGGTTAAGTTCGGCGGCGGTAATCGGCGTGCCTACGGATGGTAGATCTTCCCAATTAGTTGGCGTATACGGCATTTAAATTCTCCACAAACATTTGTATAGATAATAACATGATTATGGTCCTGAAGCAATCGGGAATGTGTTGCTTGATGGGAAGGTGTTGACGCTTGGGTATCCGCCCGGAGGTGTCCATAGGTCGAATCCTGCTATGCTGTACCAGCCGCCCGGACTTCCACCGATAAAACAGATCCAGAGCACTCCGTCTTCGGCAAAGCGCATGTCGCCAGGAATATATGTTTCTGCGTATGATGGTTCCCAGCCAGCATCTACTATTTCTGGGTTGGCGCTTCCTCCACCGCCCGTTCCTGGCGGACCAGGCGGGCCGGGGCTACTAACAGTAACCTGATTAGGTTGAGGTCTTACCGTTACTAGATACTCTACTTCATCAACGGCCATTACTTAATACCCCAACTTGTAGGAAGTAGGTCTCGTATACGCTTACCAAAGGTGTTCGGAGTGACGTGGCTGGACATATTCCTGTCCCACACCGCTTCAGCGATTTCGTTGTAGTCCACAGATCCGCTACCGCCAGAAGCGCTGACATAAGACGCAGCACTACGCTGGAATGAGAACAGAACCGTATAATCACCAGTAGTTGTGATGATGTACGGAGTATTAGCGTCTGCTGGGTAGAGGTCTCCGGAGATGTTGATTTGATAGTCGAATTCTGATGGCTTGATCCTCCATCCCAAGTCGTTACGCAAGAAGTAGTAACCTGCCAGCGCTACCCCGCCTCCCAGGTCGTTGCCACCTACGGATTCAGCGAATGCCTGGTCGAATTGTGCGTTACCGGCAGCAACCCAGTCCTTCCAGCGGGAATAGATATCGGCAGCGGACACGCTTGTCAGTGGTCCGTCGTATCCGATAGTGATGGTTTTGGCCGGGCCATTAAAAGTAATACTAGGCATTTCCGTACTGCCTGTCTATCTGCTGCTGTACCGGAATGGTAAGGTCAGCCAGGCTGAGCGCCTGGTTCAGCAGACGAATATTTTGACGATTTAGGCTGATAATGCTGATATCTACTGCTGGGTATTCTTCTGGGTCGAACTGCCAAGTGAAGGTTCCTGAGGTTACATTCTCCTGCCCCGCCACCTCAGTAGTAGTTCCGGCGTCGTAAATGCGAATCTCTGTTGGGTTCACTAGTCCAGTAATTGTCAGCGTTGGCTCGTATTTTGGCTCTACGTCGTATGTTATGGCAATATGCCAGGATGACCAGCCGGAGAGACCGGCAGGGTTTGCTCCGGCGGCAGTTTCAGCAGCGGATACAAGGGCGAACCCTTCACCCTCTCGCACTGTAACACCGGCCCTTCTAATGCCAATATCAACATGCTCGTGGCTCATGCCGTAACCAAGAGAATCTGGTAATCTAAGCGTGGATGCAGAGGCGAACTCTGGAAAATACGCCCTATACTGTGGCCCGATGAAGTCCTTCGCTTTTAGATAATTGCTACCCTTTGGAGAACCGGCGGAGGCCTCTGATAGTGCATTTTCTGGAAGTCCGTATGGGAGAATGGCGACATCTTTATAGACCTTTACCCATGATGTAGGGTCTGGTGATGCCGTATCCATCTTTAGCGGCGCTATTTGTAGCAGGCTGTCGCTAGCAGAGGTTGCGTCTAGCGATCCAACCGGAACAGCCTGGAAATATGGGGAGTCGTACGTTCCTACCTCTGTCACTGATATGTCAACTACACGTATTGTCTCGCCGGACCCGGCCTGGTTATCTATGGCAAGAATGGCGCTGTTAGCAGAAATGATCTGGGTAAAGTAGTTTACCGTGAATGTTCTGTTCGGAGACCCGTTTCTTATGATTGTTGCCTGAACTCTCACAGGTACCGGCACCTCTACACCTGCATTCGGATAAACAGCAAACTCTTCCCCGGCGCGAATAGTATAGTTTTCTACCGGCGTTGCAGCATGGCGCTTTGGTCCTATTCTGATTCCACCGAATCTGTTTTGGGGGAGTTGCATGTTGTACCAAGACTGTGACGCCAGAACCATTTGTTTGGCGACGGTCACTCTTCCCAGCACAGTACCAGCAGTTATTACACTAGAATTTGTGCTAATAAATACTGTGGACGGCCATGCAGAGGCATTTGTATCAGTTGGGACAGGTGTTATTTGCGCCCCAGCCGTGCTTAGAACAGGGTCTCTCTCGACCCTAAGAATAATTGGCAGGTTTGATGTAATAGTTCCAGTGGTAGCGTTGTTGGCATAGGTAAGATTGGTTAACTCTACAGATCGTATAGTTATTTTTTTACCTGAGCCTGGCTGGTTCATAACGGCCAATATAGCATTCCCCGAGTTGCTCATCCAGTCGAATGTTCCGGCAACCCTGTACTGATATCTAGCCATTATGTGTTCGCTAGGGTGTACTCCACGTATACGTCACAAAGTCCCACAGCAGATGATCCAGAGTGATGAACGGAGATTCCCTGGCCCTCTCGTAGAGTAATAGGCTCAATGTTTGAATCGCCAGTTGAGTCCCAAACACAGTTAAGCGGAACAAGTGTTTCAAATTCGTCGGAAGTTGCTGATGAGGCTGCTGGCTCGTCGTTTGACCATACCCAAGTCCTGAAAGCAACATCTGAGGATAGTGTTACGGTTCCACCAGTGGCGCATAGCACCTGCGCTGGGGCCGTTTCTGAGTTGGTGTCGTGCTTTGTCGGCGTGATAGAGGTACCACCGGACTGAGCGGTTGTTCTGCGAAGCGACCATGTGGTAAGAACACCAGTTACACCGGCAGTCTGGTTGTTTAGAACCCAAACTCGGTATACACGAATGACACGACCAGAACCGGCCCCGTTGAATAGTCCAAGCATGGACTTGTTGTTAGCGAACGTGGCACCAACCGCGCCTGCTGTATATGTCTGTGCCATTTATCAATTACTCCTTATCATGGGTTAGCGTAGTTTCTCTCAAGCGGAGCAACGAGGGCTACGCTGTTGGACTTTGATCTTTGAATTGTTCCGGTCGCCTTCACGTACTGTCCGGTTGCCAGTCCAATTGCTACTACTGTGATGTTTGCGTCCGTTCCTGCGGTTCTACCGCCCTGAACGTTCCCATCATAGTCGAATGTCTTAGTGATGCTTGATCCACTTATTACACCAGACATATCTGCTGCGGAGGCATCATCTACAATTATAGCACCTGTCTCACCAAAGTCGTTACCGGCACCGGGCAATGTGGTGAAGTAGACCCAATACTTGCTAGATGGGTCGGACACCAAGTTGTCGTTGAACGTCAGGGTTAGGGAGGCGGTGTAGGCGTACTGCCTTGTCGCCCCTGTGTTATCAACGAAGAACACGGAGTTAACGTCTGCGCTGGCAAAGTTATCAATAAATACTCCGGTTCCACCGCCCTGGGTGTTATCTGAAATAAGAGTATACAGTGTGTCTCCAACGTAGCGCAGTAGCGGTGCCGCTGTCTTTCCGGTTACGGTTCCGGCGTCGGCGTCAATGTCTGCGTTCTGGCGAAGAGCGTACTGTACGAATTCGTAAACCTTCTGTAGCGTTTGTCCATTACCGTTAATAATCACACCGAAGTTGTAACTGCCACCCTGTAGGGCACGGGACTGTGGGGTGGTGTGGTATGTAATTGACATTCCGGAGTATGGAGCAACGTCCGCTGGGTATCCGGTTCCAGACACCTTGATTCCGGTATCTGCTACAGAAATCTTAAGATCTGTGCTTGTAGAAATAGGGAATCGATAAGCAATCGAGTCCATTGTTGTTACACCGATGTCTGTTAGAGAGGCCTGACCGAACGCCTGCCCCTGCTCTCGTACATACAGTGTCAGTGAACTTCTACGATCAAAGTCCGATCCCTCTGCATAGTTGCCGTCACCGTCATCGTCCTTTAGAATCTGGATAGCCTGGTTTACCTGGCCTGTTAGTTGGAAGTTTACCGGGCCGGTACCCTGGTTGTAGTAAAGTTGGTCGTTTGACTCGATAGAGCCCAGACCAATAATACCCGCCCACTTCTGGGTTACGTTTCCAGAGGTATTTCTAACCGTCCATCCACCTGTACGGATCAGGTAGCGGGCTGTGTCGTTAAGGAAGTCCCATCCGTCAACAAGTTCAAAAGACTCGTCGGTAATAGGGACCATTGGGAATGGGAAGGCTGGGAGGTTTTTAGTGTTTGGATCATTCTTCCACTCTTCCTTTAAGAAGGAGTAGAGAGCCTTCAGGGTTACACCATCAGTTGACAGGTTTCCTGTTGTGTTAAGTTTAATTGTTTTTGATGTGGTGTTGATAAAGACTTCGGTCGTTCCGTTGTCTAGCGCACCATCATTAAGTTGATCCGGGTCCGTAATCAGGGCCAACTACTTCACTTCCCATTCCATAAGATTCTCTACTGATTATACCGCTTGATTTTTAAAAAGCATAATCATGGTCCGTAGGATAGAGAAGTTCTGTCATCCCATACATTTACAAAGTCTGATGATCCACCGGCCCAATCTATGCTGGTTTCTGTGCCGGATTCTGTGATGCGCTTGATGCGCCACAAGGCTGCTGACTTAGCCGTTCCTGGCTGAGCCTGTCCCACATATACAACTAGTGGGTTGGTCTGGTCAATTTCTGTATCTAGCATTTCTTCCTCCACCCCGGCCCCCGGCTCTCCGGCGGGGCCGGGCGGACCAGGAGTACCAATAACTACGTCGTTACCGTTGCTGCTCTCTTTAACATAATAGAGAGATCCAGATGCCGGAACGCCTATATTGATGCTGTTTCCGCCACCGCTCACAAATAAACGGCCACGGCTCACGACTCGGTTACTCCCGCCTTTACCTCGAATTTGCCTTCCGCCCAAACATCCTTGTCACCAATGGTGTCGGTCATGCGAATGTCGTACCAACCAGAGTTGAACGTCCAGGTCGCTATTTCCGCTGGCTGGATCTTTAGGTTTACCTGACCATTGGGGCCATCAATAGTGAAGCCGTCTCCGACAGAGAATGAGGCAAGTAGCGCTCCACCCGGAGCATCCCTAAATTCCATATCAACATCCCACCCGGTAATATTAATAGCAGCACCAGTTGAAGGATTGTTGTAATTGAACGTCATTTTGAAAGTGGCGTTCTTGCGAATAATGAAGTCTACTCGCTCGACTTTACCAATAACACCGTTAGCCAATTACAGCGCCACCTTGAAACCGTACTTGTTTCCAAGTCTGACCAAAGAGTCGTAGTCTGGGTTTCTGTTCGGTGTCTTCCAGCCTAGGCGACGCTCCCAGGCAATCCAGGCGGTTTGTGCGCCAGCACCGAACTTTGGGCTGGTCACATCCATCTTGATATTAGGGAATTCCTTATGAAGGGCTTTCTTCACAATGACGCACTGATTGTTGCTCTTATCTGGCTGGACGTTTTTAACATAAACGGTTGGCCGGGCTGCCCAGGTTGTCCCGTTAGGCTTAATCCCCAACTTATTCATCTGGCGGTGAATCTGGTACGACTGGCTACCAGGCGAAAATGCCCAGTGCATCCAGTCCCAGTAGCGCATCTGTCGGTAATCTCCACCTAGAGACTCAGCGCCACCCCAAATAACGTACTTATACTTAGCCTTCAGTCTACGGGCCTTTAGAGCGCGGTAGTTAGACTTCCACCATGAATACGGACCCGATCCCATGCGCCCCTCTTTGGTGGCGTTCAGGTCAATCGCGGTCGCTGATGCGTGATCGCTATACTGATTAGCAAAGCGGGCCTCTCTATAGGCATACGACCAGTCGTCAAAAGTCCCGGTGTCGATTGGGGCAATTGTCTTGTGATATTCAGCAGCGAGTGCGACAAGCAGCGGGCCAACATCGCCACGAACCTCTAGATACCTGTTCGCTCCAGGTACTTTGAACCTCTTGATGTTTGGGTTACCCGGTCTCAGCACCGGCCAGCCATTAATACTTGTTGCCATTACTCATCCTCCTGAATTTGTAGCGCTATAAACTCGTCAGAAACCTCCATATCAGTAAATTCTCCTGTAATAAAGTTCCAAATCTGCATAGCGACCTCCTGACATCAATTATACATTTTTACGAAGATGATGCAACATCGACTAGTTCACACTGGCCGCTTACGCAGGCTAGTTCCTGTGCTCCGCTCGTGGTGTCCTCTGTCTCGTATACAGACAGGAGAGACCAGTCGATGTGGCTTGGCATCTTCGCTACCAGGGCGTCGTACTTGTCCTTGTCGATAGCCTGGTAAGGTGCTTGTGGATAAACGTGATCATCAAATGGTAGGAACGAGATTCCGGACACGATGTCCCAATTCTTGTAAACCCAGTCAGCGACCTCGATCCACTCTTCGTCACGGACATTTACTGTGATGCTTGGGTTGTGCTCTGTCCAGTGCTGCTTGTATACCTTCCAGATTTCCAGGTGGTCGATAGCGGATAGGTCGTCTCTGGTGATAGCACCGGGAGGGGCGGCGATTGGGAACGAGAACACGGTTGTAGTTCCAGGCTTGTTGATGTCTGGCTCATGAGGAATACCCATATCCTTCATGAATTGCGTCATTGGATCCTTGTTATCCGCCCGAACCGTACGAATGTAGTATTCGCTCCACCAAGGGTGCATCCCGCTGGATACACCGGCCAATTGGCTGACTGTTCCAGATGGCTTTACTGTGGTAATGGCAACGGACTGGTTGATCCCAAATGTCTTCGCCCAGCGCTCGTTACTTGAAACAGCATACTCACGAAGATCGTCAAGCCAGGCGGCTGTTGTTTCCAGTCCGTTTGATCCGGAAAGGGTCGGGTGGCCGAACTGACCAGTCAGGCTCACACCCAATAGGCGTTCCTCTTCACAGTTACGCTTCCAGACATTACGAAGGTACTTGAAATTGGTGAAGGTTGACTGCAACGTACCAAGAAACACCGTAGCCTCTACCTTTTTACGTAGGCGCTCAAGGTCGTCACCATAGCGAACAACGATCTCTGTCAAATTACAGAATTCGTATGCTCGTAGGTTGATTTCTCCACAGGGGTTGGTTCCAGCAATTTGGCTGGCGTCGCGGCGACCGTGGCGCTTTGCTTCCTTGCGTACAGTTTCTAGGTTGAAGATGCCGCGCTCGCCAGACTTCGAGGCGACGAGTGACTGCCACTCTTTGAGGAATCTCTCTGCCGAAGGCTTGTCGTTATACACGGCTGAATTATTGGCTAGGACTCGTTGTGGCTCTACCGCCCAAAAGTTACCCATCTTGGCAGTCTGCATATCGTAATCGTCAAGGTCGGATAGGGAAATGAGAGCAGACCTGCGGACACCACCAACGACTACTACGTCCCCGATCTTGCACATAAGGTCGTGAGCCTCAATTGGGCGTAGTTGTCTACCTGCCGCCCCCTTGAATGTCTTGATGGCAAAGTCGAATAGATCAACTAGGGGCTGTGGGCCAGAGGCTCTACCGCCGAAGGTCTTTAGGCGGGCTCCTGCTGGGCGAACGTTAGTGATGTCGATTGATGGAATCTGGCCCTGCCATAGCAGCGCTAGTAATTCCTTGAGGGCCTTCGCCCATCCGTACTTGCTGTCCTCGACTACAATAACCGTACTGGACTTGTGGAATGACTCAGCGACCTGAGGCAACTTGTCAACGTACTTGCCCTCAACAGAGAACCCTACTCCGGTGCCGCACATAAGAATGTACATAGCCTCATCGAAAGAGCGGGGCGAGTCAACAGGGATGAATGAGCAGTTGTATCCTGCTACATGGTCGCGGCTGAGGGCTGGTCCTGCGGTCATGGTTGCGCGCATGGAGCCTAGGGCTTCTCTATCAAAAAGTAGTTCACGTAGTTCTGCGCGCATGGCATCATCTACGACAACCCCATATTTATCTTTGGCGTACCCTAGCATATAATCAAGGTAGCGGTCTACTGTCTCGCCCCACGTTTCTCTGCGACCTTCGTCTTCGATCCACCGTGCGTATCTGCTCAGAGCAATAAAGTTCTCGTAGTAGTTGTCAATGCTTTGCTTCATAAAAAGGGTCTCCTCCGGCGGGGCTCACCGGCCCCTATCTGATGTGTAGAGTTCTACTCTACCACGTTCCAGTTATGGGGCGGCGACTTCAAGAGAACTTTTCTACTATATGTGCGAATGCTTTTTCTGTTCTGTTCAACCAGTTGTATTCGGCACGAAATGTCTCTGCCTGATCGTAGAAGTCGTCCGATAGTCGTTCGAATTCGTTGTATGCCTTTAGCATCTGCTCGCGCAGCGAATCCTCTTCTGGCATATACACATTTCCAGGGTGCATGGCCTGCCACGGAGAGTAGACCGGAATGGAACTTACGCCAAGATCACGAACATAGTCACGGTACGGAGCCCAGACAGTAGTAGAGATTGTTGGCATACCAGTTGCGATGGCCTGGGCCGGGATAAAACCAAAGCCCTCTCCCCAGGATGGATAGATAAGAACATGACTGGTGTGATACAGGCTCAGCATTTCCTCTGTGCTGAATTCCCTGCTGATCAACTTTACATTAGGTAGTTTGTCTGGGGTACAGATGATCGATCCGTACTTGTCGTATACGCGCGTAGTGTTGATGTTGTGAGCCTTCATGATCAACTCTACATCCTTGGAGTGCCCGAACAATTCAACAAAGGCGTCTAGGACCATTTGTCCAGACTTGCGTGGGGCTGGCTCCCCGATGTGAAGGAAGCGCAATTTGTCTCGCCGCTTGCGCTTTTTAGGCGTCCAGATTTCATCTACACCGTGTTCGTAAATATAGAGCGGCTTTGTTACCCCGGCCTTTTTGTAAACGTCGGCAACCCAGTCACTCGTGGCCCACACCTCGTCGCACTGCTCCATGTGTTCAAGCCACATTTCTGGAAGTTCTGTAGATTCCCACGGTGTGTAGCCGATCTTGTACTGGTGATCGTAAAAGCCGTAGTATTCCGGCTGGACAAAACTCAACTGGACTGGAGCGGTGTCGTCATCAAAGGGCACCTCGTGTCCGAGTGCCACCAGCGACTTACAGATGTTATACCCGGCCACACCGTAACCGACAGTCGTGTTCAGGTTACCTAGGTCCGTATGGTACGATATACGCAATATATTGCCCTTTGTTAGATATTGTAGATATTTCTTATACTCTACATATCTCTCATATCTTTCTCTAGTATAAAGAACATCGTACAGCAGGTTCGCCTCTGACGCAACTGACGGAAAAGTAACACAACTAGCGCCCAGATTTATGTTACTTTTGACTGATCAGTGACCTCCGTCACCTCTAGACAACCTAAAGTTCATGTGCTAGACTAGTCAGGTTGTTTCCGCCACGGAGGTCAACATGACGACAGAAACCAAAAGGGTTTTTACCCTGGGATTCATCGGTGGAGTTATCGGCTCCCTTTTAATGAGTCTCGTCCTGTGTATAACGGGACAGGGCACTAACCCTCAGGCTTATACTAAGTCTGAAACTCCGAAGGCGGCGCAGAGCGTCACTGAGCCTTCACTCAAAGTGGCATCACAAGTAAATAACGTGGCACTCAAAAAGAAGCCAGAAAGTAAGCCACTGCGGGCGGTCAAGAAAAAGGCCACCCGTTCGGCTTCCAGAGAGTACCGGGGTAAATACTATAACCCACGATGGGAGAGTGTGCGAAAGTGCATTGTCCAGAGGGAATCCGGCGGTAATTACCAGGCCAAAAACAAATGGTCTACTGCTGCTGGGGCCTATCAGTTTATTCTCGGCACATCAAATGCCGTAGCAAGGATGATGGGCAGAGGCGATCTAGTAGGAACATCTGCTAGGTACTGGTCCAAGTTCGATCAAGACCGGGCCTTTTGGACTCTCTTTAATCATGGCAGAGGCAAGTATCACTGGAACTACCCACCTAAACAGTGTTGGTGATATAATGGGTCTATGCTGGCCCAAGTTGTTAATGCCTACCTAGAAAAGATGGACGAGGGGCGGGTTCCCTATATAAAATGCGGAAACGACGCTGATCATACCCGCCCCTTTGTCCGTCTTGACACAGACGACGAGCCCATGCTATTCTGTTTGGCGTGCGACTGGACCATGACCATTGGTGCTGGTGCCTACGCTGAGATGAAAAGATGTCTGTCGATCTTCGACATTGGATGGTTGGAAGTTGATTGATCGCGTACTTGACTATATCAACCTCGCTCGTGTAGTCCTTGTCACTTTGTACAAGGATATCTTTATCGACATAGTTATTCAGAAACTTTTTAAGGGGATTCAACCTTGACGCTTATTGAGCAGCGCGGAGATCTTATGGATTTCTGGCGCGAGGGTAATCTTATTGGCATTACCACCAACGGCTTTGTAAAGAAAAACGGGCGGGCGGTGATGGGTGCGGGGATCGCTAAGACCATTCGTGATGCCTGCCCCGACCTAGACCTAGAACTAGGTGCTCGCCTGCGCGCCCACGGAAACATCCCCATGATCTTCCCAGATCACAACATATTCACTTTTCCGGTGAAGCATAACTGGTGGGAAGACGCCGACATAGACCTTATTGCTGAGTCCGCTCAGTATATTCATGACCGCTTTGCTGAGAGTGGCAAACACCGCATCGACTTCCCACGCCCCGGCTGTGGAAACGGTAAACTGGACTGGGCTGACGTAAAGCCAGTTCTAGAAGAAATCTTTGTAACCAATCCGACCTACGTTTGGACGTTCTAGTGACGAAAGTTTTAGACAAGGGCTACGTGCGCCTTGATGATGTTATGGGCGATGATCTTTCTGTGGTTAACGCCGCCCGCGTCTCGTATGATAAGCAGTCATATGACTTTTCAGAGAATGACGAGCGTCTACTGAATTTCCTGCTTCGTGAGGGCCACACCTCGCCACTCCGTCACGCCGCCATGACTTTTGAGATCTACGCCCCTCTTCTGGTAGCGAGGCAGTGGTGGAAGTATGCTGTGGCCTCGTCTCATATCGATGATCAGAACGGGTGGAACGAGTCCAGTCGTAGGTATATCACCGAGGATGAGCAGTTTTACATTCCTGACGCAGACGAGTGGCGACAGGCTCCAGAAAACTCTAAGCAGGGATCTGGTGACCCCGCTAATCCGTGTCTCGGGCTCATCTTCACACAGGCACTAGAAGAGTATGTTGATAGGGGCCTAACCCTGTACGACAAAGCGCTTGATTCAGGTCTAGCCCCTGAGCAGGCCCGCCTCTTCCTACCCGCCTATGGAATGTATGTGCGCTGGCGCTGGACAACCAGCCTAGCGGGTGTGCTACACTTCCTATCACAGCGTCTAGAGCATGACGCACAGTACGAGATTCAGGAGTACGCGCGGGCGGTACAAGAGTACGTCCAACAATACTTCCCTAACACTTGGAGAGCATATGAGAGTAACACTAAGTCTGCCTGAGCGGGCTACAGCAGAAGAACTGATCGAGGAAGCCGCCTTCATGAAGGAAGTGCTGGATACTATTGTAGAGCACGGAGAGGAAATTGTTGTGCATCTAGCAATTGACCCTGCGACTGTTGCTGAATCCAGCAAGCCGTGGGACCGCAGCGTTATCAGCATTACGCAAAACAGCAATCGGCGTGGGCAACTTGCACCTGATCTGTATGCCGTAAGGGAAGAGGATATCCTACTCAAGACAGCAACTCCTAGGATTTACGACTACGAATGATGGAAGAGCGCGAGATAGACGACGTAACCGATCTGCTAACTGCTATCTATATCCAGCAGTCACGAATGTACGATATACTTGTACGTATGTTGATGTTGCAGGACGAAAAGGTCGCTATTGATATGTTCGAGGCTCATGCTAGGGGGGAACTCTATGGGCCTCCACCCGCTCTGGTTGGCGAAAATGAACAACCTTCTGAGTAAGTTCAGTTTTGACGGTCATTGGTGGCGTTATTCCACCCCCGGCATCTCAATAAAAATGTCGCTTGGTGAGGTCTTCTATATCGAAGCCACACAGCATGGTAGGCAGTTCGTATACTGCGACGATAACTACGAGAAAACGGTAAACGTCCTTGAAAATCTCATCACCTACGAGTCGATCTGATACCGCTCAATATCAACGCGATCTGATAGATCTGTATAAGACTACTATCGGTTGCTCCCATTGTGGGTATAATGAGCATCCTAGGGCATTGCAGTTCGATCACCGCCCCGGGTCCGCAAAGCGGACGAATATAGCGGATATGCCAGGACGCTATCCGACACAAACAATATTGCTAGAAATAGTGAAGTGTGACGTGCTGTGCAGCAATTGTCACGCCGTTGAGACGTTCAGGAGACGTAATGATCAGTGAAATCAACCTAGATATCGGCCGACCTCATGAGTATATTGCTCAATTGAGGCGGGCGGCAGATGAACTAGAAGCCCAACAGTCTTTGCTAGAAATGCTCGGTGCGGAAACTTGCCGTGTCGTAGGATTCGTAGATCTAGAAAGCAAGACTATCTATCTGCGCGTCACCGAAGGGGACGGGGCCATAGGAATCAACGTACGACCTATTGAGGAGGATTTGGAATGGTTCAGGGGTCTTTGAGCCTATATGATCGGTTAAGCCAGCCAGATGCCTGGACTGCTCCACACGTAGCATGTCGGGGGCGGTCTAACGCATACGCCGTATCTGATTCAGTTATCTGGATAGATGGGCAGTTCTGGTTCATTCCGTCACTTGCAGGTGTTTGGCAGTATCAGGCGGCATATCAGGTAAAGCCAGTGACAAAGATCGGATGGGATCCGGTATGAAAGCAGGACAACGAGTAAAAGTAGAGTTTGAAGGTATACTAGATGAGGTATACGAAGGACACGTATTTGTAAAAAACACCACGGTTGGGGAGTGCTATAGGAGCCTTGTTCATCCGTCACAATGCACGGTATTGCCCGATCCGGAGCCCGATGTAGCGATTGCTGATGGAAAGCCTTGGCTGAGGTTTACAAATGGATTTTATTGGTGCGGAGATAATGCCCACGATACATATACATGGCAAGAACTCGTAGACGAACTCGGGGCGGTACCGGCAAAGGCAGTCCCAGCATGACCACTAATGTCAAAGCAGCACTAGCAACTATGGGTGCGCTATTATTCTTTATACTGTTGTTTCTCTTCCCAGAAACTGTCGTTGTACTTGCCATGATAACCTTGATAATTTTTAGCATAGCGCTAATATTTGAACTGTTCAGGATAATGTTTGATGGGTAAATACAAAGACGGCGATAAGGTTGTCATACAAACCGAAGCAATAGTTGTCAGTGAATCGCCGCTAGATAACGTCATCTATGTCTATGACGTACGTGGTGGACAGTCATATCTAATCAATACCAAATATATTGTAGACCATATACCGAGGGAATCATGATATTGCACGCTCAGGGCACAGTGCTCTATACAGACGAAGAGCGAAACCTAGCATTGTTCGAAGCGGGCGGGTGGAGAGGCTGGGTACCCCTAGAATACATATACAGTAAAGACCTAGATTGGTACGACAAGACAGTATTATGCTGAATGACGGAGATACTGGGCGGCTTTTGCGAACTTGTAAATTTTAGTAATTTTTCAAATTTCAAAATATGGGACGGTTTCTGGGCGGTTTTTTTTGTACCACAGATATTCCGGTTTTTGCGAAAGTGCAATTCTGAGTATTTTTCTCAGAAGAACGATTCAGAAAACCTAGCCCGCGAACATGCGTTCGAATAGTGCGCACATACGTAGGTAACGTTTTGGTCACGGAATCGTGGAGCATGCCCGTAGGCCCCTCCATTGTCAGACCCCTCTGCTATGCTAAGGGTATCGAAAGAGAGAGGCAAGACAGTGAGTATCAAGATCGAAGCCCGTGAGGTCACCCCCGGTATGGTGATCGACAACCCGTCCGCCTTTGCTGTAAAGGGCGCCTTTGGGCCTCTGTCCATCACGGTACAGTCAGTGTCTACCGTGGTGCGTACTCGTCGCATCGTAGTCGTTGGTGGGGGTCAGCGTCTCACCCTTGCGCCTAACCGCTCCATCACCATCCGATGAAGGTGCGTAAGGTGCGAGGGGATCACCCCTATGTGGCACCGGGCCTCTGGGTTGTTGAGGTTGATGGCCTTATTGTGAATGTCTTTGCGACTAAGCGACTAGCCGTTGACTGGATGCGCTACCACCGCTGAGATCCCTTCTCCCCCAACGTTTTCCGGCTGTGCTCGAAATCCCTTCTCGCACAAGGGTTTTCGGGTGCGGGGTAAGGTCTTGGCCCGCCATTTCTAGTTTGTCAAGTCTTAAGAATGTGGGTTACGTCACATGGAAATATGCCTCTAGGGGGTAGCGGCTGTCAGTGGTTCATGCTAGTCTAGGACTACCAACAAAGAGGGAGCACGAAATGAGCGGCATCCAGGTCCACGACAACGGCAACGCAGCCTGCCTCACCTGGCGCGTGGTGAACGAGGATGGCACCACCGGCCCGTGGCACGCTGGCCCCGTGCCTGCCTACCTATCCATGCAGCCCTCTAAGTAAGGAAGATCATGAACATCTGGATCACCGTAGTCGAGCACTATGGCTCTCGTTCCGTCTCGCTCTTTGACGTAGAGCAGACTAAGCCTGGCTGCCTTCCGCCCCAGGTTGCACGTTTTGATTACACCGACCGCTCGCTCTCTAATGAGGAGTTGGTTGGAAGGTCGGCCCTTGCCCATCTCGGAGAGGGTGACTACATCATCCGTCCCGGTGACGTGAAAAACTTGTGGTCCTGCCAGTTGGCTTGACCGCCCGCCCCTGGCGGGGCAAGATCTTAGCCCGCCTCCCCCACCTGTCAAGCCCTTACGATGTGGTTTACGTCACCACTGGATGTTACCCTACCGTTATCAAAAACGGCCTCCACTGTCAGACCCCCGTGCTACGCTATGAGTAACAGAAAGGGAAAGACAATGGATAAGGGTCGCTTCACTACCTCCCGCATCAACGCCTCGCGCGTGCGTGTGGGTACCGTCCTCTACCACGGTGGGCAGGTCACCGCTGTTGGTCGCAACACTGACGGGAGCGTGTCTATCACGCACCAGTGGGGAACCGTTACCCTGGCCCCTGCCTACCGTCTCACCTACTACCCGCGTCTCGGGGGCTGACATGATCGTCACTATCTGGACCAAGCCCGATCAGGGCAACATTCAGCGTACTTGCCGTATCTGTGGCGAGACCTATCAGGGCTGGAATTTCGTTCGGTGCGCCGCTTGCGCCCATATTCCTGTCGAGGTTGCGCACGTATGGCGCGACTACGTTCCTCCTACTGCCGCAACGGGTTTCGGTCGCTGAAATCCCTTGCGCCACAAGCCATTTCGGCGCTGAGAAACCCAATCCTCTGAGGACTTGTGACCCTCAGGGGTGCGGGGCAAGATCTTCCCCCGCCTGGTTCGAAATAGCAAGTTACGAGCCGAAGAAAAATCCCCCGGTTTTCGACTTGCGGCTGTCAGACCGCCATGCTACGCTAGGGCTACCAACCAGCGAGAGGACCAGCCATGACCACCGCCCTTTCCTTCACCGCCGCCCACGACGCGCTCCGCGCGGCTGGGATGCCCGACTACATCGCTGAGGACGTGGCCCTCACCCTCACGGGCGGCGACCGCTTCGTGCCCGAGGACGTGCTGTGGTGGACGTTCAACTCCGTTATGCGCGAACTCGCGGAGGCGTGAGCCCTTGCGCCCCTCCGGGGGCGCGGGGCAAGATCTTAGCCCGCCGTGCCTGCCTGTCAATGGTTACGACTGACTAAAATATTCCCCCGAAAAATAGTCACTTAGGGCTAGGAAAAATGTCCGTTTCTAGGCCCTCACTGTCAGACCCCTATGCTAGACTGAGAGCAACAGCAAACAGAAAGGCAAGACATGAACGACCTCTACCCCTCCGCCGCTTACTGCCCCATCTGCGACAACGGCGTGATCGACCACGGTCGCGGCGTGGTCGATGTGTTCTACGCCTGGGAGGGTGAGGACGACTTCCTCGCCGCGCTCGCTGGCCTCGGCATTGAGGCCTTCGGTGAGATCCCGTGCTCGCCTGAGTGTTACTACCGTTGGGACTGCTGATATCATGTTCTACGTGTTCATCGAGTTTGACGGCCCTAACGGTCGCACGCGCTTCACGCGCGGATTCACGTCCGCCGCTGCTCGGGAGGACTGGGCTTCTGGTGTCAAGCCGCTCCCCGGTGACGAGTGGAGCGACTACGAGGAGTGGGAGGCCCCTCAGTCCGAGTGGGCTCACGTTCCTATCATCGGGTAGGACGGGGCAAGATCTTCCCCCGCCAGGACGATCTTCGCAACCCTTACGACTGTGACTTACGTCTCCCTGAAACCGTTACCTCCCCGTTACCAAAACCGGCTCTCGTTGTCAGTAGTCCATGCTAGGATCGTACTAACGAAAGGATGAGAAACATGATCGGTCAGATCTTCCAGCAGACCCGCCGCCCCGTGGGCGAGTTGCCCGAGTTTTGCCGCCTGGTGGGTGCCTGCGGCATGGCGATCCCCGTGCGTATCCGCCGTGGTGAGCGTACTGGCATGATGATCGTGCTTGACCTTGCCACCGGCAAGGCTGCCGTGTTCGAGCCTACCAAGATCGTGGACGCTCTCGTTCCCGAGTCCTGGGAGTCCGCCCGGCTCGACATTGAGTTTGACCTGATGATGAGGGGTGTCCTGTGACCAAGCGCATGAGCCGAACCGATATCATGTTCTACGCCATGAGCATTGGCCTGACCTACGCCGAGGCGGAGGATATCGCCCACACACTCTCGCCGGAGTGTCGTGGCGTTGCCGAGTGGCACGTCTACCGCTACATCGACC